TCAAAACGGCACGTCTGCCGGTGAGATCTCGACCGGGCCAATCCCATCATAGATCAGCGCTCCCGAGGCGATGATGCGCACGGTCGAGCGCTGCCCGGCATGCTCAACACGATATTCGCCCGCTGTGAACAACAGCAGGGTTTCATCCGGTGGGCCGCCATACCAAGTGGGGGTGCGAAGAACAGCGTTGGGTTCGAGTATCGAGGACATAGCAGACTTCAAAATGGGGCGGAAGATTGGAAGAGATGCACCGGGCCAGGCCCCAGGTACACGGTGCACCCCGTTGAAAGTTCACGCACTCGCCAGATGAATTCCCCTGCCTCGATGGCGTAGCAGTCCACCGGCAAAGGCAACGCCTCTTCCAATGGCCACCAGACCCGGCCGCGCGGTTTGGCGCGTGGCAGTGGCGGCATGCGCAGAAGTGTGGGCCGGCTATCCCGCATAGCGGTAGGGCTCGTAGGGGTCTTCGATCAGGTTGTCGAGTTCCCGGCTGTAGGGGTCGCCCGGATCAAGGCACACCTTGTCCAGCAGCGGCAGCGCATGTGACGGGTCAATCGCGCAGAGCCATGACTGCTTCCACAGGCTGGGCTTGGCCTTGGTATTGGTCCGCCCGCCCTCTTCCGTGCCGACGATATGGCACACCCCATCGATCTGCGACAGCCGCGCCCGATACAGGGGCAAGATCAGGCCCTTGCCCCCTTGCTTGTCCAAAAGATGCGCCTCCCAGCGCTTGCCGTAGTCGTCCGTTGGCGTGCGCCTGTAGTGCAGCCAGCCGTACACGTGCTTGCGCAGATTTGGGTCTGTGCCTGCAACGCGGTGGCCGCCGGATCTCATCCTGAAAACGTATAAAAACACTGGATGAATTTACAGTGTTTTCAGATACCCGTGGGTTACTTTTCCACGACCGAAGGCGGGGCGACCACTGGGATTGCGTCAGCAGCTACGCTTTTGCGAGCATGAAATTCCGACTGCGGTTGAAGGTTTTGCCAAAGAATAAGCCCGCACAGGGCGGGCTACAAAGGTGATGGACAAGGAGTTCAATCGCTGATGCCGGCATCCGGCGGATCCGGGATCACAGGCCAGGCTTCGCGATGGGTGCGGACATCACTTGCGTGGCCTGTAGCCTTTGATGCCAGGTCTGCATATGCCGCGCGGCAGTCGTCGTGTACGGCTCCGAGGGCAGCGGCGTACTCAAGGACGGCGGCGGGGGGAGCGGTGGCAAGGCGGCGGCCGGCTTCGGCGGATTGCTCGCGCAGGCCGTCAGAAACACGGTACAGGTGGTCAAGCTCAGTGCGCAAAAGCGCTTCGCGTGCGATGGACGCATTCAATGCTCCCTGGTAGGTGGTGGTGATGGCGCGCTCAGCCTTAGTGGATGCGGCCATGACCTGCGCCAGGCTCGTTGCGTGATCAGCCTTGAGCGTCGAAAGCTGACCGCCCATGCGCCACTCCTGCACCTGCCAGGCGCCCGTGGCAGCGATGGCCGCGCCGACGATCAGCGCAATGGCGTGCGTGTACATCACTGCCATTTCCCGCAAATCGGGCGGCCGTCAAACCAGCGGTTGCAATGCACAACCTGGACCCAGCGGTCGCCATCCTTGCGCCAAATCGTGAGCTGCAGATCCGCCATATCGGCTTCGGACAGCTCGCCGCGCAGTAGCTGGGTGGCCTGGCCAGGTGTCGTCTTGCAGCGGTCAAAGCACAGATGCGGTTGCACCCAGCCGTCCCATCCACGGAAGGCCAGGCTGACGCCCGGCAGTGTGAAGGCCGTGGCCTGGTACTCCACAGGCTCAGCGGTCGCAGGAGCGGTCATGAAGACCATGCCCAGAATGGTTTCAACAATCACTGCAAGTCCTCCCGGCATAGCTTGCGTTCGGCCTGCCTGCGGTTCTGGAGGCCCTGATAGAAGACGCCCCCCGCGTAGGACCAGTTGGGGGTACCGTCGTACCGGAGCGCCAGCAGGTTGCAGCCCTGCTCAATTCGACCGGCGTTGATCTGCTGAAAGGGCTGGGAGCCGCACGCTGCGGCCTTGCCCACGTTGACCGCAAACATGGTCAAGCCAATGAGGCGCGTCGCCGTGAGGTAGTCCCAGTTCACGCAGCCAAGGACGGCGTAGCCGTACTCCAGCAACGTGACCTTGTTCACCTCCCTGCACTGGTCATCGGTCAGCTTGGTGCCAATGACCTCCGGAGGGTCCGTGCGGCCGGCGCAGTAGGTGGGAATCCCGCCTGCCAGGTGGTCGGCATACACCTGCTTGACGTTGCCCTCCAGGCGCTCCAGCGTGCCGTAGGCGAGCGGGCTGGTCAGCGCTGCCAAAAGGACCGCCGGAATGGCACCTTTGCGCGCCACTGCAGCGGGAATGCGGGGCAAGCTCGGGAGCTTGAGGGTCATTCGTCGGCCCCCAGCGAACCGAGGTCCGTTTCCACGGGGCGCCCCCGGCGCCGGTCTTCCTGGCGCTCTTGGTCGCGCCGGGCATCGCGGCGCCACTTCCACACCAGATAGGCCGCCTGCAAGGCCACGAATGCGATGGAGGCCAGCACCAGCAGATCGCTCAGTGGCAAGCCCACTGCGCCCGCGCTGCTGGCGGCAGCGGCACCTGGCGCAGATTGATAGGCTGCGGTGGCCAGGTCGTTCTTTTGCTCGGCGCTCAAGTGCTGGTGGATGCCCAGCAGAGCTAATAGGGATGCAAAACGTGTGTTCATTGCCCCGCATGTTTCCTCGAAGGGAGGCACTTAGCGAACACTACAAGTGCGCGTTGGACTGACCAGCCGCTACACGACCAATTTCAACTGGCCTCGCTAGAACTTTGCCGATAGACTGCGCCGATACTTCTTGTAGCAATCACCACAAAAAATTTATGCCAGCCCAATTGCGCATCGTCTTTGCCTCAAGCGCGGCAGTAAAGACTCCTAAACCAAGATCGCTCTTAGTCTTGACCATAGATAACTGGGATGATTTCTCTTTCAAAACAATGTTCTCGCTCACTGTTTATGATGAAGTAGGAGAATTAGTAGAGTGCGGCTCATTGAAAATAGGTTTCAAGGGGCAGGGCAAAGGCCGCACCTCCGAGCACTTGGAGTTGCCAGCTGAAACTCTACCTGACGGCTATTTTTCCTTAGGTCAAGACGTTGAATACTACAAAAATATTCGAGACAAACTCAGCCATTCATTTGGAAATTTAGTACTAGTTGCTCTTCGTGATGTAGTTTACAACCCAAACCTATTTGACGAAGTCTCCAAAGAAGATGTTTTTGACACCTCCCTAACCCGCGACATCAAATTTTCAAGCATTACCGGGCAATTTAAGCGCGTATTAGACGGAGGAATTCCCCTAACTGAGTTTAATTTCTCCTATCGCGACCCGGGTAGCCCAACAACAGCAAAAGTAAAGCTGTCATTTGAAGTTGTTCCGGAATCCACCCCTCCCACGAATGTGCACATTTTGATTGGTAGGAATGGAGTGGGAAAAACAACACTGCTTAACAACATGACTCGGGCTATTGTTTTAAAGGGAACTGCCGACGCAGGGCCGGGTAGATTTTACGCGAATGAATTTTTTGGGGAGGAAGATATTCCCGACGACTTTTTTAGTTCGGTAGTCTCAGTTTCATTCAGCGCTTTCGATCCGTTTAAGCCTCTAGAAGACAAACCAAATCGCAACGATGGTGTTGCATACTTCTATGTAGGAATGAAGAAAACCTCTTCTGTTGTGGAGTCCGTAACGCTCAAGTCACACAACAATTTGTGCAGAGACTTCATCGAAAGCCTAGTTGCTTGCTTTAGCGTAGATGCGAAAAAAACCAGATGGGTTGCAGCCATTAAGCGACTTGAATCGGATGACAATTTTGCAGATATGGATCTAGCCTCGCTTGCAAAAATTGATAATACGGAAGATGTCAGACTGAAAGCAAGAAAGCTATTTGTGCTGATGAGCTCTGGTCATGCAATCGTTTTACTAACTATGACCAGACTAGTTGAAACAGTGGATGAAAAAACTTTGGTATTAATGGATGAGCCCGAAAGCCATTTACACCCTCCTTTGCTATCTGCTTTTACCCGGGCCATATCTGACCTACTGACGAACCGCAATGGTGTAGCAATAGTCGCCACCCATTCCCCTGTTGTGGCTCAAGAAGTACCGCAGGCTTGCGTATGGACTATAGAAAGATCTAGAACTACAGCTCGGATCGAAAGGCCACAAATCGAAACGTTCGGGGAAAATGTGGGCGTCCTCACACAAGAGATTTTTGGATTGGAGGTAACCCGCTCGGGCTTTCATGACATGCTCCGACAAGCAGTCGAACGAGGCAAAAGTTTTAATGAGATTTTAGACGAATATCACGGGCAGTTGGGCTTTGAAGCGCAGGCGCTTGTACGCGGCATGATATCAAGCCACGCCAATACCGCGCAGCAGGAGGAAGACTTTTGAGAAACCTACCTCTGCCGACACTGAAAGCCGAGCGTCTTTTCGACGACTGCATCTCGGGCATAGCGAATGCTTCCACGAGGGCCGATTTTGCGGGCGCCAGAAAACAATTCAAGGATGCCGAGTCAAATTACTTAAACGCCGCATCCAATCACGTTCTTTATCAACTTCAACCAACGACTCAGAAAAATGAAGAGGTCATATATAACGGTCTCACAAAATCCCAAATAAAGAGTCTTTATTCAGAGCATATGGTGCCAGACTCCAAAGTCGCGCGCCAACACTATGATTCGCTCGTCATGAGCGCGCCGTATCGCAAATGCCCTTTTTGCGGCTTTGGCAGGGCTACTACCCTTGACCATTATTTGGGAAAATCAGAATACCCGTGGCTTTCTATTGTCCCCATAAATCTTATTCCAGCTTGCAAAGATTGCAACCATGGCAAGGGGACCGCCCGCGCTCGCACTGCGGCCAACCAGACCATTCATCCATACTTCGAAAGCCCGGAGCTATCTAGTTCCCAATGGCTCTTCGCTTCAGTTATAGAGACTACTCCCCTGTCGATAGACTATAAAGTCGTACCACCAGCCCACTGGGATGTCCCGTTCAGCAAACGTGTCGTAAAGCATTTCGAGGATTTCGATCTGAAAGTTAGATTTGCTATCGAATCTGCTCCCGTGCTAGCGTCTCTGAGAGGGACGTTGACGAAACTCCAGGCTAAGTCAGGACGAACTGCTGTCAAGGACCACCTATCTGTAGTTGCCGAAGGGGAAGAACAACTTTACCTAAACTCTTGGAAGACTGCACTGTACCAAGCGCTCGCGCAGAATGATTGGTACATTGACGGCGGCTTTTCTATGGAATAAAGATAAAATTGAGCAGCACGCCACCATGCTAATCAAGCCTTATTAGTGAATTATCAATGAACTTCTCATCACCCTTGGCGCTGAATCCACAATGCGCTGATCCTTCGACTTGCGCATTTCCCGCACGCGCGACATCACCGATGGGACGGTGATGAGCATCGGCTGCTCGGGGTTGCGGCGATTCCAGTCCGCGATGTCTTGGCGGGCCTCGCTGACCATGGCCTGGTCGTTCTCGAAAACGCCAGCCGCCCACTTCGCGCGGATCTGCTGCGCCTGCAGGTTGTAGAAGTTCTTCGCCTGCTGGTTGCGCCCGTTGGCCTCTTGCACCGTCGCCACGCTCGCCGGCTGGAAGCCGATGGACTTCAGCGCGGCCTCCAGGGTGTTCGTGTCGAGCACCTTGTAGCCCTTGGCATCGCGGTACATGCCGGTGGCCGCCATGTCCACGCCCTTGGCCGCGTTTCGGATCGCAGTCGGCGACACCTCCAGCAGCCCCGCCCCCACATCACCCGTCAACACCTTGCGGGTGCCAGACAGCACGCGGGTGGCGAAGTCGCCCATGGGGCCGGCAATCTCCATCACGTCGCGGGTGTGGCTGGCCTTCTCCAACAGCACGCCCGTGCCGGGGATCAGGTTGCCCATACCCAGGCGCCCCGACACGTCCAGCGGCGCGCCAGGCAAACCACTCACGCCCTTGTCGATGAAGTCCGCAACACCCTTGGGCAGCATCTCCTCCAGCAGTTGCTGGCGCGCCTGCTTGGAACTGAAGTTGTACCCCATCATCTGCGCCAGGGCGTCGACCACGTCCTCTGCATCCTCCATGAAGGGCAGGCCACCAGCACCGCCCATGAGCATAAGCATGCCCAGGGCCAGCAGTGCTGCCTTCTTGCCCTCGGGGCCGCCCTGCGTGTACATCCTGTGCAGCAGCTCCAGATAGGCCACCGAGTAGGTCTTGAACGTCATCAGCGTGCCGCCAATGGCGCCGCGCGCGAAGCGCATCTTGTTGGCCTTCGAGTACAGGAATTGCGTTTCGGTCACGGCGCGCTTGGCGAACTCGTGCGCATTGGGCATGCCCTGGGCCACAGCCACCCGGTAGGCGGCGATGAAGGTCATACGGCGGTTCACCTGCTCGGCCGCGCCGAACACCTTGCCCCAGGCCACCGACAGGCGCGCCAAAGCGTTTTGGCCTGCGGCCCGCGCGTCGCCCAGGCGGGTGCCGTCGCCTGAGCGCAGCGAGCCTCGCCCGCTGGCCTGCGCCATGAGCTGGTGTACCTCCTGCGGGCTCACGGTGCCATCGTCTTCGGCGGCCTTGAGCGAAGCGGCAAGATCCTTGTCGTAGACAAAGCCCTTGGTGGCGATGTTCTTCGCCGCGCGTGCCAGTTCGGCCGCCGCCTGGCGGGCGCCGCCGAACTGGGACAGCCAGGGGAAGGTAACCGCCGCAGGCTGGCTCATGTTCACGAAGGCGGATGCAATAGAGCCGCCCAGGTACTGAGCAAACAGCAGGCCGCGAACCGCCTGCGCTTCTTCCTGGGGGTTCTTCACATACTGGGCCAAACGCATGGCCGCGTCCTTCAGCTCGCCCATGCCCTGGGGGATCTCGCTCACGGCCTGGCCCAGGTCGCCCATGTGCAGCCCTGCAGCTGTCTGCCGCGAGTTGCTGTAGACGAAGCTGGCCAACACGCGGCCCACGTCCTCGCTGTAGCCGGCGATTCCCTTGCGGTGGATCAGCCGCTTCATGGCGCTGCGATTGGTCTTGGTCAGCCGCAGGTACTCCTGAAACGCCTTGTCCTGCGCCTGGTCACCTTCGCTGTCCAGGCCCAGCATGTTCCCGAAGATTTCCAGCGATTCGGGGGTGATGCCGGCGAACAACTTAAACGCCTCGTCCGAAATCGTCCCCTGCGTTACGCTGGCATCGCCGAACTCCGTGCGCATCTTGGCGGCCATGTCGTTGGCCTCGGCCGCAGTCTCGAACAGGCTGAAATACTGCCGCTCGCCGTTGACCAAGACATCCACGGTGTACTTGCCAAAGCGCGACAGAGGGGCGTAGCCCTTGCCCTGCAGCTCGGCCACCTTGGCGGCCCGGTCCTCGATGCCGGTCAGCAGCGCGGCGATCTGCTCTGCACGGTCCGGCTTCTCTTTGGCCAGGTCAGTCAGGTGGCGGCGCAGCAGTCGCTCGGCGTCGGCGATGTTGGGCGCGTCCATCACCATGGCGCGCAGCGGTTTCACGTCCTCGCCACCATAGCGAAGCATGTCGGCGCGACCCATCGTATCCAGGCTTCGATCCGTGGCAGCGCGGAATTCCTTGTACAGAGCGATCTGGCCATCCGTGAGGTTGAACAGGTCACGCAGCTCGGCATCCGACCAGATAACGCCTGCCGCGAGGATGCGCGACTGGTAACGCGTATTGATGGCGCTCTCGTAGCTGGTAGCGGGCATGCCCTGCCAGGCGCGCAGCATGCCGGGGTCGATTTCGCCGCGATCCAACAGGCGCTGCGCCTTCTCGTCCACCGTCATGGCCAGGGCCTGGGCTTCGAGGTCGGCCACGCGCACAGGCTCGCCATCGTCACCGCGCGCCCAGGCCAGCGTGCCCTCAAACACCGGTTTTGCCACGGCCTTGTTGTCGGCTGCAGACACGGGCGACTTTGTGATATCGCGCCATTCCTCCAGCTTGGGCAGCAGGCGCGGCGCCAGCTCGGCCGCGTCGGTCGCGTAGTGGCTCACGTCATCCACAAAGCCCTGCGCGGCCTCGAATACCGGCTTGAACTCGGGCGAGCGCTCGGCCAGGTTGTACATGGTGCCGATGGTTTTGTGCCACCAGTTCAGTTTGCCTGGGGCGCTGAAAGTCTTGTTCAGCTCGGCCGTGGCGTGCGCGGTCAGCTCGGCCACCTTGGATCGGGCGAACATGGGTTCACCCCTGGTGTTGAAGCGCTCAATTCTTTCCGCTAAACTGAGCACATCCCCTGCAGGGAGGATCGAAGTCAGGCTTACGCCATCGGCGGTAGCAGATGCGGCGACCCACTGAGCTGCAGGGGATTCCTCATTGAACTCCACCGCTTCCACCGTGTACAGCGGATTGGGGTCGGTCGAAATGGCGGTTTCCTTCACCGTCAGCTTCACCAGCAGCACCTTCCCATCCCTTTCCATCGGCGCAAAGAACCGGTGGATGGCCACATAGTTCTTGTTGCCATGATCGTCCGGCTTGCTCCAGCCCAGGATGGCCGACTGAAACAGGTGATCCACGTTCGCCACCGCCATGGAGTGCGCTGCCGGGCTGACCGACTTCGCGACAGCCTTGTTGCTGAGCATCTTGTCCAACTGGTTGCGGGACACGCGCGAGACAAAGCCAGTCTGCTGGTTCACCAGCGGCTTGCCCTGGAACTCCGATACCGCCGCCTTGGCCTGGGCAAAGGTGCTGGCTTCCCGCATGGGCTGGCTGGCGATGCTGAACATCAGCGCCTCATCGCGTCGGCCGCCGCCAGGCCCGCCCTGCTCCACAAAGCGGCGCGCCGGCAGGATGTAGCTGCGAATGATTTCGTCATCCGTCAGCCGCAGGGATGAGAAGCCCGGAACCGTCTCGCGCAGCCAGGTGCGGATTGCGGCAACGGCGCGGCGAACGAACCCGATTTCCGGGGTGTTCTGCGCCATTTCCGCCAACACTTCCTCGGCCGCCGCGCGCCGGTCGAGCGCATTCACGCCACGCAGGCCGTACTCGCGGATCTTGGCGTCCACGTCCTTCTTCCGCATGGTCGCGATCTGGTTCAGGATCGGCGCCAACTTGCCGCCGAACGCACCGCGCAGCCCATGGTGGCCCAAGGCCTCATGGAACAGCACGCGCGCCGCATCGTTGGGGGTGTTCAGGCGCGAGGCTATCAGGTACACCTTGCCCTGGTAGTAGAAGCCCTCGGGGGCGCCACGGGCCCCACCGCTGCGCTGCTTGAGGTCGGCGCGGCGGGCGCTGTCGGGCACCACCGGGTCATTCATGTCGAATGCCACGATCACCTGCGGCCCGTTGTGCCATGCACCTTGGATGGCGTGAGCCGTCTTTTCCACGGCCCGCACCGCCTGCTGGCGAGCTGCGGGCGTGAAACCATCGGCGGGCAGCTTGGCCCGCGCAAACTGCACGGCATCGTCGCCGGCAGGCGCTGCCTTCGGGGCCTCCTGGGCGGGCGCCTTGGCCTCCTTGGTCACCACCTCGGGCGCCTCGAATTCGCGCGGCTCGTACACCGGCATGCCCTGGGCGTCCGTCACTTCGGCGAATGGGATGGCCATTTCGCCCTTGGCGTCCTGGGCCAGCACAAACCAGCCATCCGCATTCCAGCGGTGGCCCGTCACCAAGAACTCCTTGCCGTTGCGGAAGGCCGCAGATTCCACCGGAGCGCCGGCACGCAGCCAGGCTGGCGGCGGCACGGGGTTGGCGGCGATGTCTGCCACCAGCGCATCGAACTGCTTTTTGGCGCGCTCAAGGTCGGCGGCGCGGGCGAACGGCGCGGCAGAAACCTCCTGCAGGCGGCCGATGCTGCCACTCTTGCCGGCAATCTCCTGCTGCACCTTCTCGATGCGCGCAGGCAGGCCCCGCAACTGCGCCTCCAAGCCGCGCAAGCTACCGCTCACGAATTCCTGATTGCCCATGGTGATGGTCAGGTGCGGGGCGCTCTGCAGCGGCGGCCACCAGGCCATCACAGGCTGGCCGGCGTAGGTGCCAACGAACACGTTGGACGCCTCCATGCGGATGTTGTCCTGCAGGTGCTGCTGCATTGCCTCTTCCGCCTCGGCCCGGCTGTCGTAGACCGCCTTGCCTACTGTGGCACGGTAGTTGTTCGCCTGCGCCTGCAGCAGGTCGCGCACCTTGCCTGGCAGGTTGTCCGCCGTCATGTCGGCCAGGCGCTTTTTCGCCCAGGCAATGCTGTCGTTTTGGCGGCGGATGCCCTGGATCGCATCGGCCACGCCATTGGTGTGCAGGCGCTCAGCGCGCTTGAGCGCCTCCACGTTCTTGCTCAGCTTCTCGCGGATCAGGATGCGGGGATCGCCCGCGGCCTCGGAGAAGGACTGCAGGATGTCGTTGTCCTCGTCGGCCGCTGCGTCGCCCTCGATCACGCGGGTGGTGCTGTTGGACTTGAGGAAGGCCGTGATAAACCGCTGCTTGATGGCCAGGATCTGCCAGCGCCGCCCGTCGAGGCGGTCGGTCATGTAGCGGTACTCCATCACGGTGTTCCACTGGTTGCCCTGGCGCAGGCCGCGCCCATTGCGCTGCTCCAGCTCGCCGGGCATATAGGGCGCGTCCATGTGGTGCATCGCACGCAGGTTGCGCTGCATGTTCACCCCCACACCCAGCGTGTCGGTCGATCCGATCACCACGCGGATGCGCAGCGCGTTCATCGCGTCCGCGATTTCCTTGCGCTTTTCCTTGCTGGTGCTGCCGTCCACCATCGCGATCTGCTCGCGGGGGATGCCCTGGTCCACCAGGCGCTCTACGATGTCGCGCATGGTGGAGAACGTCCGAACCGTCCGATAGATCTTCTTGCCGGACGCGTCTCGACCAGCGCTGCGCTTTTGCGAGGTCGAGTAGCCCTGCTCCGCAAAGATTACCTGGGTGGCCTGGTCGCTGCTGCGGTACACATCCATCACATTGGCGACCACCTTCGATGCCTTGCTACCCGCATCGTCCGGCGCGCTGCCCTCCTGGCCCGCAAACTCATCGTCGCGCATCAGGCGGACATCGAAGCTCGCCTTGTTCGCCATCCCCTCGGTGATGATCGGCGACTCAGGCGCGCCCGAAGCCATGGCCTCCTTGCGTTCCTTGCCCGTCATGCTGCGCCATCGGCGCGCATACCCCTGCAGACGGGCAAAAATCGTTTTCTGCTCGGCCGTCAGGTCCGATGTGACGTTCACCACCTTCTTGTACGGGCGATCAGTGGCGCCCTCGGTGCGACCGTTCAACAGCTCGGCGCGCTCGGCTTCGGTCAGGTCGGCAGAGGCCATGGTCTTGCCGTTGACCTGGCGCGGCTGCATTTCCGGCATGTCGTCGGCGAAAACCACGTCCATGTACTGGCCGATCATGCGGCGCAGCTCGGGCACGTTGATGAAGCCCGCCAGGCGGGTGACGGCTTCATATTCACCTGCGGCCGACAGCTCCACGTCCTGCACTTCCTTGGCGAACGAGCCAAACCAGCCATCCCAGGTATCCACGCCAGCGGCCTTCATCTCGTCTTCCATCACATAGCGCATCTGGTGGAAGATTTCCGTCAGCGTGTTCGTGATTGGCGTGCCGGTGAAGGTGTGGACATTCCCGCCGTTGTTGTTGGCGCGGATGTAGCGGGTGATGAACTGCAGCGCAATCGAGCGGTTCGAGGTCTGCGTGTTCAGGCCCTTCATGTTCATGCGGGTGCTGATGGGTGGCTTCTTGAACTCGTGCACCTCATCCACCAGCACCATGTCAATGCCCAGTTCCTCGAAGGGAATGGCGCCCTCCTTGCTGGAGCGCATGGCCTGCTCTTTGATCGTCTCGATGATGCGATTGCGGGCCTTCACCAGCTCCTTGGCCGTGACGGACCGGAGCTTTTTCAGTTCCTCATCGTCTTCGAGCATCTTGGAGGTAATGGTCACGCCATCATCCTCGGCCGCCGCGTAGGCTTCTTCCTCCAAGGACCTGATGTCTTCCTGCGCCATGGCCATCAGCGTTTTTTCACGGAAGCTCAAGCGGTCGATCAGCGAATGGGGCAGCACGATGGTGTCCCAGTCGTCATTGGCAATCTGGCGCATCTTCACCGCGATGGTGTCCGGGCTCAGGTTGTCGACGTAGAGCACCTTCGCGCCGGGATACATCTGCTGAATCTCTGCTGCCACGGTCGCGCTGTTCGCGTTGTGGGCCAGCAGCACGGGCTTTTTGGCGATGCCATAGCGGCGCGACTCCACCGCGATGCCGCCCATGGTGAACGTTTTGCCCGTTCCCACCTCATGGCCGTTGAGGCTGCGGCGATTCACAAGCGCGCGCCAGATGGCGTTGACCTGGTGCTCGCGCAGATTGAACGGACCGCGCCCCAGGCTCAGGGCCATGCCCTCGAAAGCCAGGAAAGAGCCGTCGTACTTGGGCGTGGCGTAGGCGTTGCGGACTTCGTTGTACTCGCGCTCCTGCGCCACACGGCGCTCGGGGTCGGACCACAGCCACTCGCCGAACTTGCCGCGCATGTCGGCAATCTTGCCGTTGGCCTCGTCGGTCGCCTCGGTGTCGAGAAACTCGTTCCCTTCACTGTCCTTGCGGCGGATCTTCACCGTCTGGTTGCTCATGGCCGCGTTCACCAACTTGGAGAACGGGTAGTGGCTGGTACCGAATCCAGTGCTGGCCTCGGCGCGGCGATTGGCCCCCTCGGGGAGCTTGACCTTCCAGCGGCCATTGATGAATGTCACGCCGATGGCGTCGCCATCCAGCATGTTCAGCATGTGCGCCACGTAGGCAGCGTAGGTCTTCGGAGGAACCCACGTCGCGCCAAGCTGGCTCTCGATGTTGAAGTACGGGATGTCCTTGGGCACCACCTTGCCCAGCTCGTCCACATTGCGCTGCATGGCGGTATTGCCTTCGTCCAATGCAGCCTGGGCCTGGCGCAACTTCTCGCGCACGTTGCCCGACAGGTAGATGTCGGAGGGGACGATGGCGCCTGCCGGCGACTCGAATACCGCGCCCGATTCCAGCAGCGCCGCCCGCACTTCATCAACAGGCTTCTTCGCAAGCGCCGCGATTTCTTCGATGGTGGGCTCTACCGCACGATTGCGCGCCAGCACATAGGCATCCTGTGCGCTGGGGTTCTCCATCTTGGCCGCGCCGCGCATCGTGCTGCCGGTCAGGATGGCCGAAGGGCGGCCATTCACGTCTAGCGCAGCGAGCGCGGGACGGAAAGGATCGTCAAGGCGCAGAAGGTAGTTCAGACCGAAGCTATCGTTCAGCGGTCCATGCTCGGCTGTGAAAGCCTCGTAGGCCTCGCGTAGCGCCGTGCGTTTCGCGGTAGCGTCGGCGCCGCTCCGATCTGCCTCAATCAGGGCGGCATATTTGCCGCGCATGTCGATCAACGCGCGCAGCTGCTTTTCACGCAGTTCCGTGATCGCGGCGCTTTTCACCTTGTACGGGCGCACTTGCTCGGCCGGGGCCAAATGCTCGCCTCGGACCACCATCAACTGGCCGTCCTGCTCGGTCAAGGCCCCCTCGCGGTCGGCCGTGTGGTTGGTGATGTAGCTTATGTGCTTGGCGCGCTCAGCTTTGGCATAGACGCGCTCGGGCACCAGCTCCACCGCAGCTTTCAGCCTCTCGGCCATGTTCTCGGGCCGGTGCACGATCATGCCCGGCTGCATGCGGGTGGTTCCGCTGCCGAAATCGGTGGTGCCGATCACGTTGCCAGGGTTGGCCACATAGTATTCGTTGATGAACACCTCAGGGCCTGCCGGCGTCTTGTAGGCCACCGAGTTGATCCAGGGATCTGCAGGCACCTGGGACAGCGGCTGCTCGCGCTTGCGCAGGATCACGATGTCCGTGACCACCTTCGTGCCGGCGTACTCTTGGAAGGCCCCCGAAGGCAGGCGGATGGCGCTGACCAGCTCGGCCTTCTTTGCGAGTGCGGCACGGATGCGCGTTGCCTTCTTGTCCATCGTCCCGTTGGACGTGATGCCGATCACCAGGCCGCCTGGGCGGACCTGATCCACGGCCTTCAAGAAAAAGTAGTCGTGCAGGAACGGGCTCAGGCTGTTGTAGCGGCGATCTGCAATCGTGGTGTTCTCGAAGGGCCAATTGCCGATCACCACGTCATGGAAGTCGTCTGGCGTCTTGGACTCCTGATACCCCATCACCTTCACGTTGGCATCGGGATAGAGCAGCTTCGCCATGGACCCAGTGAGGCTGTCCAGCTCAATGCCAGACAGGCGGCTGCGGGCCTTGATGTCGGCCGGCATCATCCCGAAGAAATTGCCGATGCCCATGCTGGGCTCCAGCACGCGGCCACCCGTGAAGCCCATGCGCTTTGCCATGTCCCACATGGCCATCACGGTCGGTGGATCCGTGTAGTGCGCATTGGTGATCGAGCGCTGCGCGGACTTCCACTCGTCCTCGCCCAGGTGTTCACGCAGCCACTTGTCGCGTGCCTGCCACCCTTCCTTGGGCATGGGCCTCTCCCAGGTGCCCTGGAACAGCTCTTGCCCGAACGAACCCCAGCCGGTGTAGCCGGCGAGCGTGCGCTGTTCTTCCACCGTGGCCTGCCGCGAGTCTTCGCGGATGGCGTTCAGCAGGTCAATCGCAGCTTGGTTCTTGTCGAAGCGGGCCACCTGGCCGCCGCCGACGATTTCAAGGGGGTTATCGATATGGAAGTTGCCGGGGCCTGGATTGGCGGGGCTGACTTCCTCGGGCGCCTTTACCCGGCTTCGGTTTCCGGCTCCAGCATCAGGTGCTCGCGCTCGGCCTGCTCTCGCGCGTCCGTTGGCGGCACCCCCGCCTTCTCCAGCCGAACCACTTCCTCCCACATTTTCACTTGGCACACGAACGCCATCGCTTCCAGAACGCCCTGCGTCCGCAGGCGCAGATACATCCGAGGGCTGTCTCGCTTCCACGTCGCCAAGATCCGCTCGTGGAGAGGAATCGTCACCACTTCCCCGGCGTCCAGATACCTCTGGTGCTCGGCCTTGATCCGCTGGATGTCCGCTTGGCTCAATATCTGCATTGCTGGGTTCCTTTGTAGGGGCGTCGGCGCTAGGCGCGTTGCCGGCATTATCCGCTTCCTGCTCGTCGTCGACAGCAACAGCTTCGTGCTGCTCGATTTCGGCCTTCGTCTCGATGTCGATCACGGAGCGCTTGCTGTCCGCGCCCTTCTTGCCACCAGCCATGCCGATGTAAGCGCCTTGCAGGTGGTCCAGCGTGATGGCCTCGGCCGCCTCATCGCCCAGGTGCTGGCGCATCTGGTCGAGGGCGAACTTCGCCGAGTCCTTGAACTTGTGGTAACCCAGGCGGAACGCGGCGTCGAGCAGGCGGGTCAGCACCGGCATCAGCTTCGCCTCCTGCTCGGGCATCATGTTGAGGCGCGTGCCTTTGCCCAAGATGTCGCCCAAGTCTGCCAGGGCGGCCATCACATCGGCCTGGGCTTTCAAGCGCTCCTTACTGGGAGCGGCCTTCTTGGACTTTGTAGGCGTTCCTTTGGCGGACTGCTGTGCTGCGTTTGCCTCTGCGCGGAACTCAGCCAGATCCTTAAGTGCCATTTCCAGCCTGGCGCTGGTGGAGCTGTTGACAGTGGGGCCGTTTTCGTAGTGTCGAACGCTGTACACCGCTCCTGCAGGCGTCCACTCCAAAGAAAGTTCGAACTCGTGAGCGCCGTTGGTCAACCACCAATCGCGGTCGGATTTCTTCCTGCCTTGCTCCATCCCCGCCTCACGGGCGGCTTTAGCAAATGCGGCTTCCTCGCTGGCCTGCGCCTCGGTCAAGAATTCCTTGTCCACTGCAGACTGTTTTTCCGCCCGCTTGGAATCTGGCCGCGACTCAACTGCAGGAGCGCCGCGCTCGTCGCCTTGCGTCGGCGTGCTGTCAGGCTGCAGCGCCGCGCTTGGCGAATTCCTCACCGCGTCCAGTGCCTGGTCCACGGGCGCATCCAGCACGATGGCCTTGACAGTCTTTCCTTCCTCGGCGGCGGCCATGGCCTGGTGATGGCCGTCGATGATGTGGCCATCGCTCGAAACGATGATCGAGCGCCCTCCAGCGGCTCCTTTGGCCTGCTCCACCTTGGACGGCGAGTATTCCGACTGGGTGGGCTTGAGGTCTGCAGCGTTGACGGTGGTAGTTTCGTGGGCGATCCCCTGCGCGTTCAGGTGCTTGACCAGGCCGCCGTGCGAAGCCGTGGGCACTTGGGGCATATCCGCACGGGGCACCCCCAGGGTGCCGGTCTCGGGGGCGAATTGCTTTTCGTCGCCCACGGCCTGCGAGGCAGCGGGCGGTGGCGCGATCAGGTCGGCCAGCTTGCCCTTTAGGTCGAGGTTCAGGTCTTGCCACTTGGCGCGCGGCAGGTTCTTGCGCAGGATCGGCTTCACGCCGGAGCGTTCGGCCAGCGCCTCGCGCTCTACTGTGGTCATGCGCTGCCAGCGCTCGCCGGCCTCATCAATGCGCCTGGCTGCGTCGGCCCCTTGCCCTGTTGGCGCCCGAGTTGGCTGCACGGACGCGGCCTGCGGCTGACCCTGCGCTGCACTGCTGCCCGCCTGGGCGCTGACGGCTGCGGCCCGGCGTTGGATTTCCTTCTGCAGCTTCGCTGTGCGCTTGTGCTCCGGGCCGTAGTGGGCCGCCGCACGCTGCAGCTCGGTATCGGTCATGTCGGGGATCTGCTTGGCTGCGATCACCTTCATGGATGTGGCATCATTTCCTGATGCAGCGCCCAGTCCACCCGCTGCTTGCTCCGCACCTGCTTGCACCGGAGCTGGTGTCATGGCGGCCTGAGCCGCCACCGGGCTTTCCACGGTAGCCTGCCTGACCACCCCCTGCCGCTTGGCCTGGTCGCGCTGCGCGCGCAGTTCCAGGCCCTGCTGGTATTCAGGCGTGCCCTTCATTGCCAAGGTGAAGCCGCCGCCCTGGGCGGGCACAGGCAGGCCGGTGACGGTAGCGCCATTGCGGCGCTGGCTCATAACATAGGCTTGGGCATCCTCGTAGCTCGGGTACACCGTTGGCGATGTGCTCGGCGCGTCGAGGATCACGCCGTCTTCATCGGTCATGGGGGTGGCCAGGGAAGCCGCCGCCTGCAACGCTCCCTGATCCGCAGCCTTCTTGCCGCTCTTCGCCTCGATTTCCGCCTGTGCTTGTTCCTGGGCGAGCTGGGCCACCTGTCCAGCAGCCCCGCTGTCCACGGCCAGCACAGCGGCGGCCGACATGCTGCCAGCCTCGGGGTCCAGGCCCATCGCCTGGGATGGGGTTTGAACGGGGGGTGCGTCGAACGTCAGCCCCTCCGCATCCGCCTTGGGCAATAACGCCAGCGGCGGCGCGCTGTTCGGCTCGCGCGGGTCAAAGCTCCGTTGCACGCTGGTCAGCGCGCTGGCTTCATCCTGCGGCAGCAGGCCGCCGCCCTCGGCGGGGAGGTCGCCACCCATCGGCGCGAGCGTGAGCCCGCCAGGAGCATCGCTGTTCGCAGCAGCCCCCATCCCCTTCGCGGGGGCGGCCGGCGCGCTCGGCTCTATCACCCCGTGGATGCCAGCGGCCCCGGCTCCCATCGCGCCACCCGTCAGCACGCCCATCACGGCAGCTTCATCGAGCTTCTCGTGCCACGGCTTGCCCAGGGCAAGGTTCTTCAGCACGGTCTCTGCCAGGGACTGCGGCAGTTCTTCAAGGAAGCCTTCAGTGATGGCGCCTTCGAGCACCTTGCGCGGAATGCTTTTGATGGTGGGCTTGGCAACCGCGTTGACGGCAGCAGTAGCGGCGTCGTCGGCAAACTGTTTGGCCACGCCCTGCGCTCCCTGCGCAAGCATGGTGTCTGCGTCGCCAATGCCCAGGTAGCGCGCAAGGCGCGCACTGCCGGCGCCAACTGCGGTTCCGATCACGCCGGTCAGGGCTGCAGCGCCCGCCTGCGCGGGCGTGAGCAACCCGTCTGGCGTCTCCTGGCGGATGGCCTCGGCCTGCGATCCGGCCATGCTCACACCCTCGCCAGCGGCACCGGCCAGTCCCGCCTGGCGAGCGGCCTGCGCGGCAGTCGTCGGGTTGGCGATGGCGCCCATGCCCCTTCCCGCAGCCAGGCCAGCACGCCCCATCGCGCCCCCTGCACCCATCGCTGGCAGGGATTCAATGACGGGATTGGCGATCAGCGACGGGTTCGAAAGTGCCATCATCGTCTTGTCGATGATCCCGTCCGCCTGCTGGAATTGCGCTTGCTGCTCCTTGTACTTCTCGGTGTGCATTTCGCCAAGGAATTCCTTGGCCAGCTTGGGCCGGAACCCTAAGTCACCTTCATCGTTTTCGAGGACCTTGCCGACCCGCCCGCCCGTCACTATGTCGCCCAGACCCACCGCTGCCTCGGGCACGGCCACTACGCCCTTGGCGAGCGATAGTGCAGCGTCCTTTACGAATCCGCCCATGCCCTTGTCCTGCGCGGGGGCCGATTTCATCAGCTCATCCACAGATGAGGCCGCAGGAGCGTTCACGCCCGCTGGCGCTGCCTTACCGTAGCCGTCGAGGAACTTGTCAACTTCGCTCATGCCATTCCTTATTGGTATCCGAGGGCGCGGATCTGCTTTGCGCGCTCTTCGCGCGACAGCCCGGTGTTGTTCATGATTTGCTGTACGGCGGGGTTTTCCGCGATGGGCGGGAGTCGGTTGGCGCTGCCATCCGCGCGCGTCTCGCCCGTGGTGCGGTTGTAGATAACGCCGGGCTGTGTAATGAGCTGCTGCGTCTTTGGATCCACCACCTGGCCGCCAGGCGAATGCGCCCACACGTCCTGCTGCACCTTGTCGCCCTGCAGCTCGCGGATCTGCTGGGCAATCGCCTTGCGCTCTTCCGGCTTGGCGTTCTCGTAGCGCGTGCGCAGCGCGTCCATGCGCTCGGCCTCGCGGAGCTTGGGAGCCTGGCCGCGTTCTTCGAGGTCCACGCGGCGTGCGTCGAGCTGGTTCCGTGCGCCGGCACGGGCGCTTTCGCCCTGCTCGCGGATGGCGGTGCGACCCGTGTCACCTCGCTCGCGCATCGCGGCGATGTCGCGCTGCGTGCTGGCGGTTTGGTCCGCCTGGCGGTTGCTGCTGGCGTCCTTGCGTTCCGCCTCCAGCAGGCCCGCCATTCCCTGGCGCTGCGAGGCAGTGAGCTGGCCGTTTTGCGCGCCGCGCATCGGCGTCGTCAGCGCATCCACCATTGCCTTGCGCTCCCGGCCTGCGGCGGGGTCCGTTCCGATCACGCCTGACCAGCCTCCGGTAAAGCTTCCCGGCTCTACAGGGCCAGAGCCAGGCCCGCCGACCGCGCCCATACCGCGCGCAGCAACGCGGTTCATTGACTCCTGTTGGGAGCGGCCTGCCAGCGCTTCCGCTGCAGCCATGTTCTGTGCGCTGGGTCTACCGGTGCTTGCGCCCATTGGCGCCCCATTCACGGTGAATCCAGCGGTGATGTTCTGCCCGGAGTAGCTGTTGCCAATCCTTGTGATGTCGTTGCCCGTAGACGCGGCATTCGGCGTATCGGCCGCAGGCAACGAGCCACCTGCAGAGCCTGGACGGGCGGCGGTGCTTTGCGAAGCCCCAGGCAGCACGGGGCCGGAGGGGGATCGCTCGGAGACCGAGGTCTGCGGCTGGACCACAGGGGGCGCGGTTGGAACTGCGGCTGGCTTCACCGTCCCGCTAGGCGTGTCAGTGCCAAGAACACCACCGATGAGCCGCTGACCAGCACTGATCACTGGAGATACGGTCTTGTCGGCGGCCTCAACACCATACATGCCCAGCCCCTGCACTGCGGTGCGCACCCCGGTTCCCACAGCACCAGCGACATTGCCCGCCTTCCACTGATCGCCTATCTCCTGTGCACGGTCCGCCATGTAAAGGGCCGAGGGGCCGGGGACTGAAGGCGGCGAACTTGGGAGGCCCACATTGGCGTAGATGTTGGCGCCTGCGTCCGGGTGATTGCCGGGGAAGATTCCGGGCTCGCGCCGCTTCTTCACGTCCCCGCCGCCTTCAAAAAACAGTTCAGGCTTCATCCCCTTGGCCGCCTCAGTCGAAGATGGCGTGTGGGTTGCGTCCTTCATCTGATTCAGGGCTTGCACACCAATGGCGTGCACCTGCTCAGGCGGCAGCTTGAACTCTCCGTTGCTCAGGTTGACCGGCACCTTGTTGGAGCCCAGATTGGCAAGCGCATCCTCGCCGATGGCCTTGGTCGAGTCGGTGGGCATGATGTAGGTGCCCTCGCGCACCTCGTCCGGGACATCATCTGATGTGCCGGTGCCGGGGCCGCGAACTGGGCCGCCGTCCTTCAGGCCTGCAGCTTGCTCGCGGCGCCGCAGTGCGCCGCCGCTGCTGTAGTCGGTTACGGCTTTGACGGGCTCCTGCGCCGGGGCCGGTGCTGCTGCGGCGGCTGCCTTCTCTGCCTCACGTTGGCGCTTGTATTCGGCGATGCGAGCGTTGCGCTCCTCGTCCAGGCCAAACATCCCTTTGAGCTGCTTGACCAACCCGCCTTCCGCGAAATTTTGGGCGCCCGGCGTCTTATGACGCGGCGCCTCGAATGCCTTCATGCCTCGCATGGTGCTACCCCTGGTGAATCACTCCCGCGATTCTTTGGGGGTAGCGCCTATGCGCCAAACACTAGAGCGGCGCTGACCCTTGCCCGGCTACTCAGCGCGCCCGAGAGGCCGCCTGGGCTTTTTCATACGCATCGAGAAAGGCGTCAACTTCACTCTTGCCGGCAGCGGGCGCCTGCGCGTCACCTTGCTTGATGGGCGGCTCGCTCACGACAGCAGGAGCCACCCTACCCACCCCCTGCCACGATCCAGCCACCATAAGAACAATTGCGACCCATGAGGCGACCAGCCAGTTTCTCAGGAAAAGACGCGCCCCAAACAGCTTGGCCGCGCCCGCCACGCACGCACCAGCCGCCCACGCCAAAAATAGCGCAGCCGCCCACTGTTTCATGCCATCAGGTGTTGGGGCCACGCCCCGATAGGCCATGGCCAGAAGCGCCATGCCTGCGCCATGCCAGATGGCCGGATTGCTACTCCGTGCGCCGGCATGGTCCATCCCACTCGTTTTGTTCAATATCACCCCCCGAAGTTGTTGAAAAGTCATCATACAAAACGGCCTCTGCGCGTCAGTAGCTGTAGTTGTGGTTCGTGCTCGTGGTGTTACTGGTGCTGGTGGTCATGCTCTCCGACTGGCTACCGGACCCGCTCACGCTCGCCGACACATGCATTGCCGACATCGCGCCCGCCGCAAGCTGCGCGCTGTACTGGCCCATGGCCTTCGCAGCCTCCAGGGCAACCTGCGCCTGCTGCACCGCCTTGTTGATGTTGGCCTGGTACTGGCTGATTTGCATCTCGGCGAACGCGATGTTCGTGCGAGCGTTCATGTCCGCGAAGCGCGATTGCACCTCGGCGGCGGCCACGTTGGCGCTGGCCTTGGCCTTCCAGCCTTCGATGTTCGCCTGATACACCGCCGTCCCGTACTGCATCTCTTTCAGGGATGCATCCAGCTCGGCCTTGAAGCCGTCCACGTCCGCCAGGTACTTGGTGATGTGGACCCGGGCCGCTTCGAGCTTGAGCTGCGCTCCCTTCACGCGGATGTCCGCCTTGTTCGCCAACCCCTGGATGGTGGAGGCATAGGCGCGGGCCTGCGAGTCGAGCATGCCCGCCTTCGCCACCTCGCCCTTGACCTGCGCCTCGTAGGCGTCGAACTTCACCTTTTCGGCGCCCACTTCCTCGGCGAACGCCTGCACGTCTGCGCGATAGGCGTCGAACTGGTTCTTGATGACATCGGCCCGGGTCTGGGCGCCGCGCATAAGGGCCGTGAACAGTTCTACCGATGCCTGCACGCCCGCCAGCTTCGCCTTGAACACCTCCACCCGCTGCTGGTTGATCTGGCCCAGTGCCACCTGGCCATCCACAGCCGTTTTGTAGGCCGTAAGGCGCGCAAGCGCCCCATCGAGCCGGGTGCGGTACACCTGCGCCAGCGTCTGGAATGCGCTGTTCTGCGCGTTGAAAAGCCCGATCTGCGCATTGAAGACGTTGATCTGGCTCTCTGCCTGGAAGCGCGCCACCTCGAACATGCGCTTGGCAGCGTTCTCGAAGATGTTGGCGGTGAGCTGCTCCAGCGCCATGCCCTGCTGCACGGCGAATCGGATGTTCTCGATTTCCCACTTCGCGGCCTCGATCAAGATGTCGCGATTCGTCTCGGCCGCCTTCAGCCGGCCCTGCTCCCGCACCACGGATACCGACTTGGCGAGCATGCCGGGTGGCATGGAGAAGTTGCGGCCAGCCCAGGTATCCACCGCCTCCTGCACGGCGCGCGCCGTCTCGCTGCTGTCACGCTCCCGCGCGCGGGCAAACAGCGCATCCTCAATGGCTGGGGGCAGGCCGGTACCGCCCGCCATCATCGTCTTGATGCGTGCCAACAGGTCGTCGTAGATTTCCGATGCGTACTTGGGCTCGGCCCAGTTGATGAACACATTGGGCACCGTGATGTGACTGGCACTCGGCGGCACACCGTCGAAGTCGGGCAGCGTGGGGAATACGAAATCAGGAATGCTCAGCTTCTCCAGGCCCTCCATTTCCGGCACGGTCAGCGTCGGCGTCGCAGGCAGCTCCACCGAAGTGTCGATGTTCGGGCGCACAGGGGGAGGGATCACGCGCATGCTTGGCGCGTCGGGCAGCGTCAGCGAAATGGCGGCGGGAGCGGGCGGAAGTTCGTCCATGTCGCCCACATCCAGCGCGGCCAGCAGACTGGAAATGTCGGGCTCGGCGGGGGCAATGGGGCGTCGAAGTGCACCAGGGGAGTAGGTTGGCGCGGTTCCCAGGTTCATGGGCGGCAGCGGGACCGCTGGCGCGTTCATGATCTGGGGTGTGGCCACGTCGCCCACCTTGATGTTTCCCATCGCCGACAGCGCGGCCGACAGGGCAGCGCCGTACTTCGCGGCCGCCAGGTCCAGGGAATTGATTTTGTTGCTGACGAACTCGATAGCTGCGCCCATGGCGTGGGTCTGTTCTGCCATCACATGCTCCTTTTGCTGGGCGCCACAGTGAGGCGCAGATCGTTGATGTGGGCGCGCTTGCCGTGCAGGCCGAGCGCGAAGGTGAAGTGCCGGCCCTTCAGGCCGCGCCCCAGTTGGAACCGGGTATTGGTCCGCTCCAGCGCCTGGCGTGCGTCCGGCTGGTAGGTGTAGGTTTCGGGGGCCGCGCCGTTTTGCGTTTCGGTCACGTCGAGCGTCGCCAGGCCGTCCAGCTCGTATTCCATGGGCGCCTCCACCAGGCGGACCAGCGTTCCCCTGGTCACATCCAGCTTGCCGGTGCGCAGCACAGCTGCCATGTCCTCCTGCTCGCCATCCAGCGCGAAAACCCCGCCCTCCCCTGCCGCGTACACCACCCCGTCGATCACGGCCAGCGAGGTGAACGTGAAGGGCGCATACCGGCTCATCGGCCAGGTGCCGGTGTTGCACGTCCACGCCTGGCCGAACGCGCCCGACTGCATGGGCAGGCCATCGGCCATCGCCGCGTCGCCCACGAGGTCTGCGGCGCGCAGCACTCCGAACGGGGCGCCCGTAGCCGTGGCACCGTCCGACAGGAAAGCGGCAGCGGCCTGGCGTGCGTCGAAAACGGCATCCGCGAGGGCAGCAGAGTCCACCGATACCAGGCGCCCCTTCGCACGCCCACCAGCCCAGTCGGCCGCCAGCGCGGCGTCCACCACCAGGCTGCGTGCCACGCTGAGCACCCGGTCGCTCGCACGCGCCTGGTCACCGCGCGAGTCGGCCGCTCGGCGCTGGTGCAGCACGGAATCGGAGACGGGGACCGCCTCCCTCACGATGTCGCGCAGGCCCTGCCCAACAAAGTCCGTAACCTGCGCCGCATCCGCAATCACATGCAGCACCCGGTCCAGCAAGGCATCCCCGGCGCGCGCGGTATCGATAACGCGCGTGCGAATGAGTGCATGGTCGGATGCCAGGTCGGAGCTGGCCGCCCCGTCCTCCATTACATGCAGGGTCCGATCGATCACCGCATCGCTGGCGACGGCGGTGCCGGCATGCAGCACGAACAGGGCCGACACGATCACGCTCGATGCGCGTGCCGTGCCCTCCACGATGGCGCGCAGCCCCAGCCAAGTGGAGCTTCCGGCGACGGCGGTATCGTTGGAATCGTCGCGGTAACTAGCCATGGATCACTCCAATGAAATGGTGGGCCGCCTTGTGGTCGGCCAGCCCAGAAAAGCCAAACCGTTTGCGCTGCTTGGGCGCCTCGGGGTCGGGTTCGGATGTGTTGGCATATGTCGCATCGCCCGCCACGTTGCGGATGGCATCGACGTAGAACGCCACTCCGTCGAGGGGCGACACGGTGAAATACCCCTCAGAGGGGTCTTTGTGGACTTCCTGGGGAAATTCGAGGACAGAGATTTGCAGCAGGGCCTCCTTTTTGGCCTCTTCGGTCTTGTCTCTGCTGTATTCCTTGACCTTCGGCGGGCCGCCCCCACCGCTGTGCTGCCACTCGCTGCGGACCGGGTGAACCAGCCAGGTGTAGTCCTGCGGAAGCCCGCCAATCCAGTCGCCCTGGTCTGCGAAGTCGCTACACGGATAGGGGCCGTAGCTGTAGCCCGTCACCCACACCGGATTGCCGTGAATCGGATACGGGGACACCTTCTCGATTGAAGTGATGTTTCCGCCGTGCAGTCCCCCCACCCAGGCCCATACAAAATCGTAGGTGAAGTAGCGGTAGGTGTTTGGATCGCTGATCGCGTACACCCCCAAACTCTCCGTCACCCTTGCGCCCGAAGTCGATTGCTTGTGCGCGTAGAGCAGCGCGTTGCGCGTCAAATAGGGAATGCACACCGCAACCGACTTGCTGAACCCTTCGGTCGTAGATTCCTTGACCTTGTGCTGGAAGTACCGGTTGCGCCAGATGCTTCCGCACATTGCGAAGACGTGATCGAACGAGAAATTGGGCTTGGTGTCGTAACTCAGGTCCGTGCCAACGGTCTGCGTCACGGTGGTGACCGGGGCGGCGGCCTCCAGCTCGTCGAAATCACTGGTGTAGAAGTGACCCCACAGCGTGGTACTGCCGGTCGTGACCGTCTGCTCCCACGAGCCGACGATCATGCATTCCTCGTAGTTGTTCTCCACGTCGCGCGAGTAGCCGCGTGGGTCGTAGAAGTAGTTGGCCGCCTTGACCTGATCGCCCACGTAGTAGACGAACATAGTCGTGTTGCAGCGCACGACTCCCGGCGCCGGATGGTTTTCCAGGCGGCCGAAGTCATGCGACACGCACCCATCCATGAACGGCTCGGGAAACTTGATCTGCGGCTGCGACCGGGGACGCGCAGGGTGATAGAGCCAGCCCCGTCCCACTTCAGCGATGTTCCCGCCGTGCGCGGCGATGGGTTTTGCTTCGAGGTTGTCCCAGTGGTCCACCTCGCCAGGCCCGCTGTTGTTCACGCGCGCGAGCACCTCGGACACCGGCACGCGGCGCAGCTTGTACTTGATCGCCAGCTCGCGGGGCGTGTTGCCAGGCAACTGCTCATACAGCATCGACATGTAGCGGTTGAGCCGCTGCATCTCTTGCGGGTCACTCACATTGAAGCTGTCAGGCAGCTTCCCATCGTTCTCGGCCACGGCCAGACCCAGCCGCAGCTTGAACGTCAGCCCGAAGCCGATCCCGCCCTCGTCGTAGTCGTAGCAGGTGTTGTAGCCCTCTGTGCCCCAAGAATTGAAAGACCACCCAATGGCGGATGTGTAGGCCAGGTGGTTGTAGAAGTCCCCCGCATCGCACACCTTGATGATGACCCCGGCACGGCGCCAGCTCTCAAAATCGCTGGATTTGAGGGGGAAGTTCTCGCCCGATGGCATACCGCCGAAGCGGTCCAAGATCCAAAGGACTTCCTCGTCGCCCACCTCGGTCATGTACTCGCGAAAAGCCCTGGTCGAAGTCGCCGGGATGATGGGCAGCGGCATCGCATACACACCCCGCGTGCTAACGCGCAGCAGCCAGGGCTTGCCCCGGCCATCGAAGCCCACGCCGTTGGTTTCGTTGTGCTTGTAGTCGTACTGGAACTCGCCAGACTTCGGCGGCAGGCCCAGGTAGCCAGGCAGGCGGGTGTTTCCCAGCTCCAATTCGATCTTGCGCGTCACGCTGGCAGGCAGCACCAGGCGCGCGCGCTCTATCTTGTTGTCGGGCAGCTCTTTCAGTGCCTGGCGGCCGTAGCCGCCCACCACCTGCATCACCTGCGCCATTGCACCGGAATACCACGTAGGCCGCTGGTTGGCGTACTGCGTCCAAGTCGCGGAAGTCGGCTTTTTCGGGCGCAGCTCGGACACCCGCCCGTTGTGCTCGATGACGAACCGCTGCAGGCTCACATCGGATGGCGGCTGCGCGGCTTCTGTATCGTAGGAAACCAGGCGCCGCCGCGTGGTGCTGGTCAGCTTGATGCGCACACCCTCGCCGCCACGGATGATCCCGTTGGAGATGGAGCCCGAGAACAGCATGGGGATGTAGGACTTGGCCATCCCGTCCGTCTCGATGTCGGGGCGGTCAGGTTCCTTGCGCTGCTGGATGATGACGCGCAGCACCCCGCCCATGTCCACGGCAATGGCCATGGCCCCGCTGGGCAGGGTGCGTGTCAACTTGAGGCTGTCCAGGCCTGAGCTGGCTTTGAAGTTGGTCAGGCGGCGGGCCAACAGCTCGGCCGCCGCCGCATCTTCTTCCGTTGCCGCCTCAGTCCCGAACGAGCCATGGGGCCGGGGCTGGTGCACCGATTACACCGTCAGGTTGATACGGTAGCCCAGCTCGTAAATGTCGCCGTTCTGGAACACGCGGGGCGCGGCGTAGAGGGATGCCGACACTAAAGCGCCCGTGGTGCCCCCGCGCGCGCTGCTGGTCAACATGGCTGCGCCCGTCACGTTGAGCTGGGAGGCCGTCGCGATGGTCAGGGACGCCACGGCGGCCATGTTGTCGATGCTGCCCGTGGTGGTGTTCGCCGGGGTCCACACCGGGCGCGTAGCCGCCGTGTAGCCCTCGGTCTGGCTGACGATTTCGCTTGCGACGGCGGCGAAGGACGCGGCCGACCAGTTCGGGGCCGGCGCGGTCGCACCGGAGAACAGCGCCAGGTAGTGGCCTGCCGGCTTGGCGGTTGTGCCCAGGGCCACGTTCAGGATGTGCGCCAGGCCCTCAATGGGAATCAGGTTGTCACCTTCCTTGTCCCAAGCGCCGCCGTTGACGCGGCCAAAGTATTCGCCATTGGCCAGGACACCCTGGCGGGGAAAGAAGATGCCTTTGGGAATGACATCGAAGCGCTCGGCGCGGATTTCGGCTGCAAGTTCTTGACGCAGGTTCATAGGGTGCTCCTTGGAGATGTTCCAAGGCGCACTCCTGCGCGCCAAAACTGCCCCCGCGGGGGCACGAATGTTCAGATTACGGCAGTCAGCAGGCGCTCGCCAAACACTACAGTGGCGCCGGCCGCCGCTCGCACGCCCTTCATGACCTTCGCCATAGGCTCTACCACCATGCCGCCAGAAGTGCCGACCACGTAGCCATTCTCAGCAAGCCACACCGCGCAATCGCCGCCGCCCGCCGCAAGCTCGCCCATCAATTCGGCCTTGACCTTGATGGCGCTGCCAGGCACGGGCGGCCTGGTCGCCTTCACCTGCAGCTCCAGCGTATCGGGCGACGTGCCTTGCAGAAACGCAACGTGATCCACCTGCCCCACCCAGATGCCGGCGTCCACGGGCTGCACAAAAGTGATGCGCTGGGGCATCTGCACGAAGCCGTGGCGCTGGTCGTGGACGTGGTAGGCCAGCGCTTCAGAAAAGCGCAGCACATTGGTGCGAGCGGTCAGCAGTCGGCCGCGCCAGTAGGCCAGGTACAGCCCGGTGGGCATGGCGTCCATGCGCCAGAACTGGGGCGGGCCGCCCAGTTTGGGCAGCAGAGGCACGGCCACCGCAGACAGCCCGATAGGGTAATCCTCGCCGCGCGCCAGCTCGCCGCCGTTCTGCCTGGTGAAGTAGAGCCGGGCGTGTGTCACGGTAGGGTCCATGCACATCGGCAGGATCACGTCCAGGCCACCGCCCCCCTGCAGTGCGCTGTGGCTGATTGCGGAGGGAGGCGATTCCATGCCGTCTCGCAGCCATGAGACGGCCACGCCATAGGAGCCAGGCTCCAGCGAACCCACGCCAGCCGTCACCATCGGGGGCGGCGGCGCGTCGATGGTGAGACGCACTGCCTGCACGCCTCCAAACGAAAAAATTCCCGCAGGCCCCGCCGCGACCGCCGCATTGTTCAAGACCATGTGCGACACCGCGCCCTCGCCGATGGTCGCCAGCGCATGCGTGCTCCAGTCGGCAGGGTTCACCTTGACCCACTGGTCCCCCAGGGTGGCGAAAACATCCCCGTGCAAAGGGCTCTGCCACAGATGTCCCAGCCTGGCGCTGGTGACGTTCCGCAGGCCGCCGCGCAGGCTGGGCTTGCCGTTGCGCGAAATGTCCACATTCACAGCCTCGCGCAGAAAGATCCGCGGTGCGTCGCCACGCACCTGCAGCGCCTCGTCGTCCCCCACGTTGTTGATGCCCGCCATGGGCAGAAGACTCACGTTGTTCATCAGAATGCTCCCTTGCGATATTGATCGGCGTTACCGTCTGGTCGGATGTAGTGGGTGCCGGGTCGAACGCCGGGCGCCCCAACCTGGGATGAGGCATGCCCTTGCGTAAATACCGAGCGGCGCCCGCCCCATGCGGTATCCACGTTCCGCACGCGCATCCGTTTGGCGAAGTTCTGCAGGTCGTACTCCGACACGAACGAGTCATGCCCCTGAGCCTGCAGCTCACGCACCCGCAGGGACACCCAGGGCGTCCCGTACAGAGCTGCGTCATAGCCATTGGGGATGGTCGGGCGCTTGGGCCCGACATGCAGCGCCTGCGGCATATACAGCGTGCCGTTGCCATCGGGCGTATAGGAGCTGCCCATGATCTGAGTGAACCACCCGGCAGGGCGAACCGTCCGGTGGCGGTGGTCCACCATGGCCAGGCCGAACTCCTGAAACGACACGGCGCCTGCGCGGATGTAGGACGGCCCCACATAGGGTGGGCGCCCCACCGTTGGCGTGCCAGCGGCGTAGCCGGTGATGGCATCCTCGATCAGAACGGTTTGGGGACCGGGAATGGTGGGCCAGCCCAGCCGCTGCATCAATGAGCCAATGGCGCGGATTTCCTGTCGTCGATTGTGAAGACTGGGTTGGCCCACGCCCCAGGTCGTTCCAACCGTTCCGCCTGCCCCCGACGATGCGATGCCGTGCGGCGCGACCACGCCCCTCCAAGTAAACACACTGGGGCGGCCGAATTCCTCGAAAGCGCGCACTGGGTGCAGGCTGGTCGGGTTCATGTTGTGGTTGCGCATGGCCTGCGCCGTCGCCTCCATCACGGCGTAAATGGTGTGGGGCGACAACGCAGGTTTGCCCCAGCTGCCCATGTAGTTGGTGCCGGTGCCGTCTACCACGAGCTGCCCCAGGGACGGCGCAGCCACCGCCCGGCGCTTCAATGACACGAAGGGCTCGCCCACGTAGAAATCGAAGATGCCGGGCTCCACGCGGATGCCGTTGGCCGTGATGGTCGGCCTGCCCATTGCAAGCATGTCGTTTGGCGGCCCTCCACCCTGGCCGTGAAAAATGTAGCCCTTCAACAGGTCTGGCTGTCCCATCGCTGGCCAGGGATAGGGAATGCCGTATCCGCTGTCGCTTTCCACCGAAGAGCCGTCAGGTGCGATGACAAACCAGCGCAGGTCGATGTACTGCGTGACCACCGGAATGGCGCCGATGCGGCGCACCGTCACCTTGTCGCTCACGAGCATGTAATTCGCGCCAGGCACCGTCAACCGCTGCTTGCGGTCCGCGATCTTGGTCTGGCCGAATAGCTCCATGCTCGTGCCCTCGGGCTTGACGGGCCGCCACTGCAGGCGCACCAGGGCGTCGCCCCACTCGTCGGCCGCGCGCCCCCGTGTACGCACTTCTGGCGTCTTGTTGCGCAGGACCGCCTCGCCGAACACGTCACGCACCGTCCATCTTGGCGTGATCTTGCGAAAAAAGACCCGCAGCTCCACGGCGCCCATCCCGCTCTGGTCGATGCTCTTGGGCTCGATATGGCGGGCGTAGAGTTGCACCACCGGCAGCTCGATGCGGGGCGGCTGGATGCCGTAGCGCGATTCAAACGTCAGCTCCCGGATGCGCGGCGCGACAAAGGGATACCCGAACCATGCAGAGTCGAAGCCCTGCACTCGATAGAAGCGGCGCAAATTTACTACCTGGGCCTGGCCTGGCACCGTTGCCGCGAAACCGGCAGGCTGCACCGGGCGTGCCTTGTTGTGCACGATGGCCCAGCGCGTCATGGGGGGCGCCTCGATACCCTCCAGCGGCAAGGGGCGCAGCCGGTGGCTCACCATGCCCGTTTTCTGGTACTCAGGCAGCACCGGGAACGCCATGCCGCCAGGGGCCAGGGTGCGCGCCTTATTAGCGATGGTGGGTTGCGGCACGCGACCGGCATTGAAGCCCGTCACGCGCGGTGTGCGGTTGCGATTCTCGATGGCGGTCCACTGCGGCCAGGGCAATGGCCACAGGCCGCTGCTCTGGTCCTCGTACATCGTCACTACCTGGCGTAGGTTCCAGGCTCGGGCGGTGCCCCAGTGCTGCACTGGCTCGGGATAGGTGGTCACACCCAGCGGGAGTAAGAAGCGCTTGCGGTGCTGCACGGCCGCCAGGCCATACGAAGCACCGAAGGTCTTTGGGAAAATCTCCCGGCTCACCGGAATGATGCGGGTCAGCCAACGTGTGGCCTCAAAGCCCTCCGCCCCCAGGTAGCGCGTTCCAGCAATCTGGTGCTGGTGCATGTCCGGCTCGCGAATGCTCGCTGGCGCGATCGCGCGGCGGCCACGCTCCACCCAGGCCGTGCCAAAGGCCATGAACCCTTGCGAGAGCAGGTCGATGGTGCGGTGCTCATGCTCAACACGCGCTCTGCCCCATGCAGCGCCGTCGATTCCCCGGTCTTCCGCCACGATGGCGCGGTAGGCAAAGCCCACCGTGGGCATGCCGGCCCGAAGGGTTTCAGAGCCAGTCTGCGAAAGCGCGCGCCTGCCGTGGGACACCATCGGGCCTGGCACGGCAGGCGCAGCGATGCCCAGCGGCGTGAAGCTGGGGGTCTGCCACAGCACAGGCTTTCCCAGCGGCGAAAGCGGCACGGGGATGCCGCTGGGCGCCACCTCGCGCACGCGCCAGGCCACCACCAGATGGTCCACGCGACCGAACTGCAGCGAGCTAATGGCGCCAGGGGCGATGGATGGCGTCTTGTTGCGCGCCGTGGTGCCGGCGCCCACCCCTGGGGCTGGCATGCCGGGAACCGACAGGAAGCGCCGCGTGTTGCGCACCTCGGCCCACGGCGACATTTCCTGCGACAGCAGGCCCGGCACCGTAACGCGGAAGTTCTTGGCGCGCACCTGCACGTCGCCAAACACCGATGTCACCACGGAGGCAACATGGAACACCTTGCGCGCTCGGTCTGCTACGCGAGGGAACGCAGCCCCACTGCTGTCAAAGCCAACGGGGCGGATCTGCTTCGTCTTGAACTCTACTGTCGCATAGCCAAACGCTGTCGAGAGCCAGCCCTTTGGCTGCGGTGGGAACTGGACACGCGGAAAGCCGGGGGCGGTGCCGTAGATGCCGAACAGACGAAGGATGCGCGGAGAAACATTGACCGCCCCCATCCCAGGCGCCGCAATTCCTGGAGGCTTGGCGGACTGGTCCGCCCTGGTGTTGATGACGGTGACAGCGCCAAGGACAAACGATTGCAGGCCCTGCGGCGCCACGAACTTGACGCCGCCTTGCACATAGGCAGTTCCGTGCAGCGATGCCTGCGCCCCCAGCACAAGCACGTACTGCCGCCAATTGAATACCGTTGGCCTCCCCGCTGCCGCTTCGGGAGAGGGAATTCCGACAGGCTTGATGGCTGTGTCTTTGACGAATGGCGCCGGTACGACAGACCCGTTCCACCCCAGTGGGTGAATCCATCGCATTCCCTCGATCACCATCGGCTGCGATGCGCCTGGCTGGGGAATGCCATGCGGAGCGATGGTCTTGAAGAAGTTTGCGACCGATGCGCGTCCCAGGCGCTGGAAGCTGCCGCGCTGTGTCAGCGTCGCAGAGGCGTACTGCGGTGGGGGCGCCGTGTAGCCGCCAGACACCGGGCCTGGCGCCCCCGAGTGGACCACGGCCACGAACCTTCGGGTGAGCTTCAACGAAGGCAGTCCAACGGAGCTTGCATCAATTCCAGATGGCTCCACCAGTCGGTACTGGTGCCTTAGCTGGGCAGTGCCCCCGCTGAACCCCGACAAGCCAAGTGGCGCAACCGTCTGAAGGCCAGCATCCGCGAGAGGCCGCCTGAGGACGGTGATGATCGCGGCTGCTGCGGTGCCGGATGGACGGAGATATCCGCCCTTGAGCGTCGCATCAGCGTCAGTGTTCAGCGGCGGACGGTAAGCAAACCGGCCTATAGAGCGCAGCGTGGCGGAAATCCCAACCGCACTAACGCCAGAAGGCGGGGTGTACCCGCCTTCGAGTTCAGCGTCGCCTTCAAAGTTGAGAGGCGCTGCGTAGTAACCCACTGCCCTACTCCAAGGCAGGAGTTACGGGCCCGTCAGACCAGGGCTGAAACCCCGATGGCCCCGTGTGGGTAACAAGCAAATCCCCAGTTGACCGTGGCGCGAAGCTCCAATTGCCATCGGCTGCAGGAATGATGGATGCGACCAGATCGCCAGTGACCCAGTTGTGGAGAAGTACGCGGCTGGATGCAGCACCGGTATCCAACTTGCTCACGCCCCCTACGCGAATGTTGAGCTGCTCGTACGCGGTTTTGGCGACGGTCGTCGTAACCCAGTCGGTGATCTTGAAAATATCCGACCAAGCAGTTCCATCGTTCGAGCCCTGCAGCACGAAATCCCTTGGGATCTCGCCCGTGTACTGTGTGGAGGCCAGGTAAAGGCATCGCACAGACTTGGCTGCGGGAAGGTCCACTCTGAGCCATTTCGGCTCCGCAGCACTACCCGACTCCCAGAACGTCGAAGGATTGCCGTCGATAGCCTTCGGCCCCTCCGTGCCGGTGGAGTAGAAGCTATGCGCCGTAGCGACTGCGCCAGTACATAGATTCGGGCCACTATGGTCCGCCGCCTCGTAGAGGCCAAATTCGTTGATGGTGGTGTACCCGAAGCCGCCTGAGGAGGTCTTGGTGATCCACAGCCGGTACTTGGAGAATGGGGCGATTGCCATGGCTACGACTTCGCCTCGCCAAAAGCTGTTTCATTGGGCCAATAGCCCTTGGCGGTGTGCCAGGCTACATAAGCATCCATCAGGGCCTTGTCGCCCGACTGGGCGGCCTCGTGCACGGCGCATTCGGTGGCCCACTCGTGCGAGTCGCGCGCGGAGCGGCCGAAGCGCTCCACGGCATACATCTGGAACGGCGGCAGAGAAGCCACAGCGCCCCAGTTGACGTGCTGGGCAGGTTCGGGCGTGAGCACGATGGGCTTGGGCTCGATGCCCACCACGCCGGCATACTGGGTCGGTGGCTTGCTCATGCGCTCAGACCTTGAAAATCTTGTTCACGCCGTTGTCCCAGGTCACGATGATGTCGCCGCCGTTCGGAGTGATCGGCAGGCCCGTGGCCGTGTCGATGAACGCCACCAGCGGGCTGGTGGACTCGGTGCCGGTGTCGATGTAGATCACGATGGCTTCGATGGACGGGCCAGACACGCTGGTGAACGTCACATCCGCGCCATCGGCCGCGCCACCCGTGGTGGTCTTGGCAGTCAGCGTTACCGGCCCGGCAATGCGCGAGCTGATCGGAATGTCCGCCAGGTACTGGTGGACTGCCGTTTGCGGCGTGTAGGCGCCGGTATCGACCAACAGGATCTTGACCGTGTCGGTCATCCAGTTGATCTGTGCCTCAAGAAACCGTTGGCGTGCTGCGTCGTACAGGGTGTTTGCCATGTGTGTGCTCCTTGCCCAGCTCGGGCGAAGGAGCGCACTCATGCGCGCTCGGGTTGGAAACGGGGCTGCGCCCCGGATGGGTGACAGTGGTGTCGGTCGGCGCCTGCACCAGCAGCCTGGCGCGCTGGCCCGACTTGTGCTGCAGAGTCACGATGGTGTCGCCCACCGTGATGGACTGGCCCGCCGCCAGCTCGATATGGAATTTGGTCGTGCTCATTCGACAGAGCCCATGTTGCAGATGCGCGCGGGACCGTTGTCCCAAACAATCGTGACCAGGCCGCCATTCAAGGTGAGGGGAAGCCCTGGCAAGCGGTCAAGGAACAGCACCAGCGGGGAGGCGTCCGGGGAACCAATGGCCGCAAACACCACCAGGGAGCCCACCACGCCGCGAAGCTCGCCCGTGAACTCCGCGTCTTTGGCGTCTAGCACATCGCCTTCCAGCGTTTGCGCCAGTGGCGCGCCGGCAATGATGTGCTCGCGCACGTCCGCGAGCGTCTTGTGCTCGGGGTTGAACTTGAATTTCGGTGGCATGAGCGCACAGATCAGGTCGATGTGCGGGAAAAACTCCCGCCCGCCCACTGCCGCCCAGCTGAAAGAAGGGTAAAGCTGACTCAAATGTGCACCTTGTTGGTTTGAGGGGTGTCCTCGCGGGTGATGCGGCGCATGTCCACGTCCGGCAGCAGGCCGAAATAGGCGGTGAAAGCGTCCTCGGCCAGGCCCGACCGCTGCGGGTCGAACGCTTCCGAGTCGGGAATGCTGAAAGCCTTGTGCAGCGCCCAGTCGATGAGCTGCACATGGCTGGCCTCGTGAATTTCGGGCTTGTCCGAAGGCAGCGCCATCGCTTCGCGGGGCAGGCGGTATGCCTCAATGGTCAACACGCCGGCCTTCGCTGGGGTGCTGACCAGGCGAATGCTTGTCTCGCCCTGGATGGCGTAGCCCGTGGCGCGCTGCTCGTCGCGCCAGCCCGGAAACTGCTCTTCGAGCCAGCCCCGCGAAACCACTTTGATTTCCGTGCCACGAGACTCGCCCACCGCCTTGAAGGACAGCAGCGCCAGCTCGTACATCTTGGCGTGCAGCGGATAGGTGTGGCGGTCGGCCTCAATGGCGATCCGGCACATCGCGGGGTCCGCGTCTTCCAGCAACAGGCGCGCGCGCACGCAGGCCTGCGCCTGGGCGTCGTTCAACCAGTCGATGATGTCCTCATCCTTCCAGAAGAACGGCGCCGTCTTGTCGCCCGCAAGCGTCCGAAAACGCCGGATCAGATCCGCAAGGGTCATGGCTTGCCGAACTGCTTGACCAGATCCGCCACGCGCGTGCGCATGTTGTCCAGGCTCAGATTCTTGGGCACCTTGTGCTGGTAGTGGATCTGCGCGAAGTCCTGCAGCGCGTCCTTGTCCATGCCGTTCACCTGGTCGATCACGTCCTGCGTGCGGTTCACCTCGGTGTCCTGCGCGGCCTTGTCCTTGGCGGCCTGCTCCAGCAAGGCGGCAGTGTCGTCGGGCGCATTGGTCGAAGCGCCATCCTGGGCCCCGGTCGCGGCTGTCTCGGCCTGGGGCGCCGCCGCCTGGGCATCCGTAGCCGGCTGGCCAGCTGAAGCGACGGGAGCGGCCGGGGCTGCGGAAGCGGCAGGCGGCACATCGCTACCGCGCTTGAACACGTCTGCATGCCGCAGGAAGCTGGCGGCCAGGTCGCCGGGCACGCGGCGGCTCTGGTTGGGGAAGAAGCTGAGATTGGAGCCGTACAGCCGGTCGGTAAACGGCTGCTCCCTGCCGGTGTAGACCACCGGCACCCCATTCACCACCTGTTGAGCGATGGCCGACAGTGCAACGGGCGCGTCCACGACCACGGGCGTCACCGGGGCGGGCTGAGGGGTAGCCTCGGCCACGGGCAGCGCCAGGGCAGCGTGCACCACGCCGCGAAACAGGTAGTCCTTCGCCTTTTGCTCGGGCGGCAGCTCCGCGTAGGGGAGGAAGCACGGGTGCAGCTTCTTCTCGGCGTCCTTCACCGCGCCCCAGGCCCAGCCCTCGGCAGTCTTCTGCGCCAGCCACGATTCGTGTGCCTGCTCGGGGGTGGCATCAGGGTTCTCGATGTGCATGTCCACGCCCGCCAGGATGCTGGCGCGCTGCGCCTCGCTGGCCTCGCCCCAGGCGGGAATGAAGATGTCGCCCAGCGAAGCGGCATAGGCGCGGTTGACCTCGTGCGCAAGCTGCGCGATGTGGAGACGGTTCATGTTCTTGTCCTTGGGGGTGGAAAGAAGGGGCCGAAGCCCCTTCCCTGCTGGTGCTGCGGGGTGGCGCTTACGCGGCGCCCATGCGCTCGCCGTGAACGATGGCCACGATGTCCGAAGCCTTCGCGTTCGCCGCAACGGCGGTGGTGAGGATCAGGCGCGCCGGCTTTGGCAGCGTCACCAGCCTGCTGGTGGCAGTGCGGATGCGGCCGGCAGTGGCCAGGTTCAGCCCGGTGCCGAACAACGCCGCGTCCTCGGGCACCTTGGTGTCATTCACGCCGTCCTCGTACTTGAAGCCCAGCGAGCCCGTGATGGTCGCCGTCATGCCGACTTTCACCAGCAGTTGTGCATCCTCCAGCAGGAAGCCCGAGGGCAGCGGCCCCAGGTCGATGACATCGCCAGCGGCCACCGCCGCAGCGCTGTTGGAGCCGATGACCGCACCCGCAGCGTTGGTGGCAACGGGGTAGCGGAGCGTGGTGACATTGCCGTACTGCGCGGCGCCGCCGAACTGGTTCAGGCGGTTGTCGTTGATCTTGATGGTGGGCATGTGTGCCTCCTGAAATGGTTTGTTGGAGTGAAGGCAGGCCGGTGTGAGCCGGCCCTGTGCCTTACATGCGCGCGCCGATGATGGGAACCACCGTGTCCAGCACGCCGACACCGTGGTCGGTGAACTGCTTGGAGTTGCCCATGTCCACCTCGAAGCGGATCTTGGCCATGCCCAGGATCGCGCCGATCAAGATTTCCATCTTGTCGCCGTGATCGCCCTTCTCTTCAGACCAGAAGAAGGGCATGCCCGAGTGCTCCGAAGCCGCGAAGGCTTGCGCCACGGCCTGGCCGCCCAGCAAGATTGCGCGGTCCACGGCGAACTTGTCCGTGAACGACTGCGGCACGATGCAGGTGGACTCGTCTTCCGAGTCGTAGGCAGCGCAGTAGCGGATGGTGTCCCCGGCGTAGAAGCGAATCGGCTTGGGATGCTTGACGATCAGGATGCCGTTCCACAAGCCGCACTCTCCCAGGAACAGCGGGTGGCGGTTGGCCTGGCTCGCGCGCGCATGGGCCGCCGAGATGTACTGGCGGAAGTTCGGATCGGTGGCGAACGTGCTGTACTGCGCGGGCGAGACCAGCATCACGCGGATGGGCGAGTCCGTGGCGGCCACGTCGCCTTCAAATTGCACAGGCGGGGGCGCGGCGGGGATCTGCTCCACGTAGGCGCGCATCGAGTCGATGGTGCCCATCTTCATCAGGTCGGTGGACGCGATGTCGATTTCGCCGCCGTTCACCTTGAACAGCTCCACGCCGCCGCCCTTGGCGATGAAGTGGCGGTTCTTGGAGGGCGCCACCACCGGGTTGACCATGATTTCCTCGAAATCGGGGTCGTTCTCGGTTGGAACGATCCACTCGAAGTTGTCATGGAAGCCGCGCGCGCCAGCCATGTGCGTCAGCAGCGACTGGTCGAGGTAGCGATCCATCTTGTCCTGCGCCATCGGGCGGCCGAGGCGGCGCATGTCCACAGGGCTGCGCACCTGGGTCATGGTGTCGCCCATGTCGATGGGGAAACGGGCCTGGTTCACGCGCAGGCGGCCCTCGGACAGCTTGGCGCCCACGCCCTTGCCCTGCGCGATCTTGCTGCCCATGATGGGCTTACCACCAGTGGGATTGATCAGGTGGAAGGTGATTTCATCGCCCTTGCCCTTGCCCAGGTTCTGCGCCTTCACCACGGGCATCTTGTTGCCCGACTGGTTCTTGATGACCGAGGCGGCGCCTTCCAACTGCGGGAACTTGCCCGTCAGGTGGTTCATCTGCGAGTTGCGGCCGTTCGACAGGGCGAAGACGCCTACTGCCTGTTCGACCATGGCCTTGGGATCGCCATGGGCCATGTGGGTTTTCGTTGCGGTCAATTCGTGCTCCTATGCGTTGGAACAGGCACGCGCCGTAGCGCGGTGCGCTGCTTACATCTGTCGGCTCAGGAATGCCTCGATCTGCGCTGGGGACATCTTTTCCATGGCGCTTGCCAGGTTCGCGCCGTCCAGGGCGGCAAGGGTGTCGTGCACAGAAGTGCCACCAGACCGCCCGCCCGGGATGCCGGACAGGCTGTTGGGGATGGCCGGTGCTGCAGATGCAATCGCGGCCTTGACGGCGGCCTTGGGGTCGGGTGCTGCCGGCGCGGGGGCTGGCGTGATGCCTTCCTCCTTCTTGTACCGGGTGAACACCGCGATCAGGTCCGCTGTCTCGCCGCTTTCCAGCACGCCACGGATGGCCGCTTGCTCGTAGGCCGGCTTGTCGCCGATCCACTTCTGTAGCTCCGTGCTCTGCCAGATAGAAACTGCATCGGGGTGGGCCTTCAAAACAGCGGACCGGTGTTCTTCAGCGGCCTGCTCTTCTTGGGACTTCACGGATTGCTCGTGACGTTCCTTAAAGGGTTTCAGAGCCTCTGCCACCGCAGCAGCAACACGCTGGTCAACCAGCGTGTCGATGCCCTTGGCCATGGCCTCCTCGGACATATCGCCGAAGATGCTGATGTCCACGCCCGCCTTCTTTGCGGCGTCCACGGCAGCAACCATGTTGTCCTGCTGCGTGGGCGCTTGCCCGCTGTCCGCGCGAGCCTGGGCCGCCGCGCGCAGCGTGGCAAGCTCCTGTTCTGCGGCCTGATGCTGTGCCTGGAGCGCTTCGGCCTGGGCCTTCCAATGCTGCTCGCCTTGGCGCGCGTCCACCAGCTTCTGGTAGTCGATGGTGTGCACACCATCCTTTGCCAGCAGCACGGGGGTCTTGTCGCCTTCGGGGGCAGCATCGGCGGCCGGCTTTGCGCCCTCGCCCTTGTCGTCTTCCTTTTCGCCGCCTTCGTTGTCGCCCGCCGAGGTGGTGCTACCGGGCAGTGCACCGCTATCCGAGGGCTTGCCCCCGGTGTCGCCCATTGCGCGGAGCATCAGCTCCGCAGCCTGTTCGGGGGACAGCGCGCCGGTTACTTCGGTGCTGTCGAGAAATTCCTGAGTTGCTTGGTTCGTCATCTACCTGTTCCCACCACATATCGCCGTGGCCGCTGGGGTCCAGTTGCCCATTCGCGACCGAGGCCGCGAACCTCGCCCAACGCTCGCGCGTCAGGCTTGGCCGGCAGTGTGGGAAAGGAGGGGCGAAAAGCGAAACACTAGAGCCGCGCGCTATGCCGCCTGCAGGTTGTCGGCGGTGCTGGATGTCTCGATACCTTGCATCGCGCTGGGACCGTCCTGCGGAACCGGAGGGAACTGGGGACTTGTGTTCTGGCGAACTTCTGTCGCCGCGCCCTCCCCTGCCTCGGCCTCCAGCTCTGGCCCCTCTCCCTGGATGTAGGGGGACTTGATGTTCATGGCCGCCGTGGTGTCCGCCACAGGAATGTTGGGGTCCACGCCGCCCGGCGTAGGCCTCCAGCCAGCGCCCTGCATCACCTTGTCCGCGATGGGCGCGATCATGGGCATCTGCGCCACCTGGGTGCCGGTCTGCATCGCGCTGAAAGCGGTCTGCACACCGATGTTGACGGCCTCGCGCATGAGCTTCTCGATTTCCGCGTCGCCCTTCTTCTCCTTGAGCGCGATTTCCCGCATCTTCACTTCCAGCCCGGAGCGGTCGAGCGCGTCCTGCACGGCCTGGGCAATGCGGGCTTCGATCTGCTCGGGTGTCTCCTGCTGGGCCGCCGCGCGCAGGGCCTCGGTGATCTTGTCCTTGAATGGGATGTCCGTGAGGGCCACCAGATACTGGGCCATGATCGACTGGTACTGCGGCGGCATGCTCTTGGTCGCCTCGGACAGCGCATTGAGCTGCTGACCTTGGTAGGTGCTGCTGCTGGGCGCATCGGACACGCCGACCATGAGGCGCGTGCGCTGCAGGTCGTTGGACAGGTAGGGATAGCCCGTCACCTCGTCAATCTCGGGTTTGTTGATGTGGATGGTCCGCTCTGCCGAAACCGCATCCCCAGGGATCACCACGGCCTGCGCGCTGTCCCCGATGTCCTCCACGATCATGGACAGCAGCAGCTCGCCCACCTGCGTGCGTGCCGCCTTGTGGTTGTCCATCATCCGGCCCAGGCCCTGGTTCGCCTGATCTACCTGCCTATCCTCCTGCTGGCCGCTTCGTGCCGTGCCGGGCCGGCCCGTAAAAGCGTTTGGAGTGGCCCCAATGCGGTCGATGGCGCCGCGCGCGTCATCCAGCATGCGAAACTGCTGGTCGGTGAGCTGGAAATCGCGGATCACCTCGTGCCGCGCACCTGGCTGCGCCATGGCCGCAGGGTTCAGCACGATGTCTGCGTTGCGGCGGCCGATCTGCTTGCGGTACTGCTCGTCCGTCATGGCCACAGCGCCCTTGGTGCGCTCAGTGCGCACCGCTCCCATGCCCCAGCGCAGCAGAGCCGAACCACTGTTCAGGCTGTCCTGCTGGTACATCACGCCCCGGATGTAGCCGTAGGGCACCGTGGTGCCGTCCTCGCGGAACCCGAAGAACGGCACATAGGGGAAGTGCCGGTGCGCATAGGGGGTCGGGCTGTCGTGCAGGCAATGCGGACCAAGCCAGTAGCTGCGCCGCACCCGCGCCACGGTCGCCAGCGTGTACTTGGTCGTGCCAGTGGCAATGGCGTAGTTGTGCGCCTGGTTGTTCTCGTCGTACTCCACCACGCGGCCATCAGGCGACGTGAGCACGCCCACCTCGACCCAGCGGCGGTACCACACCTCGGCCACGCACACTTCTGTGGTCAGCGGGTTGTAGAACCGGTCTTCCGCAACGGTCCATCCACGGGCCTGGTTCCATGAATTGCGCAGCCCGGTCGATGCCCCGCCTTCCAGGGTTTCGATGGACTCGGCCGTGCTCCACCAGCTCGCGCCGTACTTTCCGTACTGCTTGATGAGTTCGCGGTGCTCCTTGAAGATGGACAGCAGGCGGCTAGGGTGCATCCAGCGCAGGCGCCGCAGGTAGCGCGCGTCTTCGAGGAGGTCTTTCTTGGATGCCCAGTCCCAGTGGATCTCATTGCGGTGGACGTGCACGCACTGGTAGGGATACTCGAAGGGATCGGAGGACCGCGATACCTCCACCCAGCCCAGGCCAACGCCCGCCTGGGGCCTGAATGCGTCGCTGCAGGCGCGGTCTGCCTTGGAGTGGCGCTCCGCCTCGTTCAGCTTGAAGTTGAGGGCATCTGCCACGTCCTGGCCGCCCGCATTGCCATTGGGCTTCACGCGCCAGTCCGTGCGAATGGCCGTCTCGTAGCCCTGCAGGGCCAGCATCATGGGGCCGGTCTTGTCCTCCACCGCTGGCGGGATGCCCAGGTCGGCATTGGCACGCAGCAGGTCGGAGTTGAGCTGGTTGCCGTCCGCGTAGTCCATCTCCCTGTCGGCAGCGCCGCGCCAAGGTGGCTGGGCCTCAATCTCGCGGATGATGTCTGTGTATTCCGCCAGGGTCAGCGGTACGTCGCCCTCGGGCGTCAGGGGCGCGCCGTCTTCGTCGTACTCAGCGGTGTCGTGTGCATGGTTGAGCATGGTGTTTCCTATCTCCAATCGGGTGCAGGCGCCTCGCGGTAGCCCTGGTCTTCTGAAAGCATTTCGACCATCCCCAGCTCTTCGGCCTGGGCCCACTGGCGCAGGGCATCGGCGGCCTCGGAGCAGCCGTTGGCCTTGTCGGGCTGGTCAATGAATCGGTTCTCGGCACGGCTGAACTTCTTGCGGTAGCCCTGCAGGCGCTGCAGGCCCAACTCGCAGCCCTTGGCGTCAAAGTACGCCCTCTTCATGTGCTTGCGGGTGCTCTGGATGCCGGCCATCAGGTCGGTGATGCGCGGCACGATCATGAAAGCCTGCCCAGGCATCAGCTCCTGCAACTGGTCCTTGATGGACTTGTTGAAGTCGCCCAGGCGCTTGTGGTCCGCGTCATGCGGCAGGAAGTGCGCGCCGAACAGGTAGCCCGTGCTCTGCAGGTGGCGCGCGTAGTGCCGCAAGTCTTCGTCGTGCCCTTCGTAGTAGCCGATGACGCGCGGCTCATTGCGCAGGAACTGGATGAACCATATGGCGCAGCCGTCGCGGTTCCCGATGTCCCAGAAGGTGAACACCGGGAGGTCCAGCGTGGGTACCGTGGTGATGCCGCCGCGCTTGCGCAGGGCCACCATGTCCTTGGCGTAGTAGTTGCCCTTGGTGCTGATCTGGAAGGCCTCGGCGGGCGTACTGGGGTACTCCTGCCACATCTTTTCCTCGGCCCCCGTGAAGTCGGCGTCGAGGGTGGCGATGTACCAAGTGCGCTGGCCCTGGTCGATGGTGCAGCCCATGGTCTGCTCCACCTCTTCGAAATACTCGTGCTGCTCCACGCTGATGGGCACCGCGCCGGGCTCCATCGTGTACTCGGGGTTCTGCCACCACGCATAGAAGTGGAAACGGTAGTCCCGCTGCGTCTCCTTGCGGCCGGCGAAATGCAGCGTCTCCGCGCGCTGTGAAAGGTCGAAGAACTCGCCTTCGGGGCCTTCGGCCGTGCTCTCGATCACCAAGATGCCGTTCAGGGGCACCGCGGGGATGGAGCCGGTGATGACTTCCTTGGCCTTCAGCGGGTACTGCGCGCAGATCTTCCCGAACTCCGACACATGCAGCCGGTGGATGGTCCCGGACCGCATGGACGTGGCCACGCGGATGGAGCTGTTGTTGTGCGCGAACAGCAGTTCGGTGGCGCTATCACGCGCCAGTGGGAACCGCACGCGGATGGGCTCGGGCAGGTTCTCGTAGGCAAACTTCACCTTGTCCCGGAAGATGGCCTCGGCGGCCTCGCGGTCCTGCGCGATGATCCCGCACCGCTGGTTGGCATTGAACAGGGCATGGTCCAGCCACAGCAGCGCAATCAGGGTCGTGAAGCCCAGTTGGCGCGCCTTGAGGATCAGGTTCCGGTGCCACAGCCGCGCAATAAACCGCTTCTGCGCCCGGTTGGGCTTGAAGGGCACCACGAAATCATCGGCGCCCTCGCCACCCTTGATCATGATCTTGTAGAGGCACCCGCTGAACAGCCGCCATTCAGGATTCGACAGGCAGCGCTCCAGCTCTGCCGCATTGGTGGGCAGGGTGTTCAGCGGGGTGGTGCGCATCGCCATCGTCAACGCCAGTCCGGCTCGGGGCCTGGGTCAGCCTTGGGCGTGAAAGCGCTTGGCGCGGCCATGCCCGTGGGCTTCTCGGGGTCCACCGCCTGGGGCATGAAGCCGTTGCTGTTCCCGCCCGCAATGGCGTGCAGCAGGTTCTTGAGCGGATCGCCCTTCTGGTTGTTGTCCCGCTCGTAGGCGCCGAGGTGCTTCATCAGCTTCTCGGCCGCGTCCAGGCGAGAGTGCATCTGCACCTCGATACCGTGCTTGCCGTGCTTGGCGCCGGCATACAGGGCGGCTGTCGCCGGGGACAAGCGCCGCGTGTCCCCGAGGACAACACGGGGACATCCATCGCCATGGCATTCCGGGCACATGGGGTGCGCATCGCGCAGGGGGGAGTAGCCAACGCCGCCCTGTTCCTCCCAGTCCTCCTGGGGCTTGCCGCTCTCCCGGAACTGCTCGCGGTCGTGGTTGTACTCGGACAGGGTGCGCTGGTACCGGTGCCCTTCGCCCCAGCAATGGCGGCAGCAACCTACCTGCACCTGCACCAGCTCGCGCGCATCCGCAGAGAAGATGTTCCACAGGCCCAGCACCACCTTGTCGGCGGAAATCTGCGTCCGCTCCTGCTGCGCCTTCATGGCGGCTGCAATCGCCGTCTGGATGCTAAGTTTTGCTAAGAGCTGGGCCGCCTGCTCGTTGGCCGTCCTGGCGCTGTATCCGGCCCGAATGGCGGCCTGGGTGCCATTCAGATCAATGAGGTATTCATCGACAAACCTCTGCTGGCGGGGGGTGAGCTGGTCTGTCGTGACGTCTTCGGGGACATCCTCGCCAGTCCCTTGCGTGTCCCTGGGGACAAGCTGGTTTGCCTCTTGGGCCGTGGGTGTTGGCTCCTTGTGGGCAGGCGTGCCAGATCCTGCAGGCTTCCCTTTGGAGGCTGCAGGCTTCTTGGTGCTGGGGGTGGGGGCCTTCTTAGGCGCGGCCCTCTTGCGCGAGGGGGGTGTGGTTGCCATGGGCCGGGAGTCTTGTGGCTCCCGGCATGGCTGTCGAACACTACAGGGGCGCGGCCCCTATGCGGGGTGCCCTACCCCATGATGGGCTTGCCGCCCCTATTGGCCGCAATGAGCGCGTTCATTTCCGTGGTGGCCTGATCGAGCTGGTTTGCGGCCATGCCAGCGGCGTCCACCGTGGTGGGCTCGGCCGCCAGTGCTTTCATCTGCTCTGGTGTGGCGCGCAGTTGATAGCCACCTCGGCCCGCAACGGACCGTCCGCGCAGCCAGTTGAGCACATCGCTGCGCTCTCGCATGCTCTGCACCTCGTACAGCAGGCCCTCCAGGGGTTCGGCTACCTCGGGCGCTGGCAGCGCCAGCCCCGAGATAGATCTGGTCGCGGTGGCCAGGGCCTGCAGAAGGGCGCTCGCCTCCACCTCTAGGGCGGCGATTGCCTGCACGGCTTCATCCCTTCTGCTCAACGCGGCTTGCACGGCGGCGGCCATATCGGCCGTGATCGTGGCGCCTACGACAAAGCCGGCCTGGGCCAGCTCGGTTTCAGTGGATTGCTGCATACGCGCTCCAGGGTTGCGGGTTGATGGGTGCGGGGTGGTCGGCCGCCCAGGTGATACCGTAGGGGTCGCAATGCCGCGTCCTGCCGTCCCGGCCGGTGCCCCATCCCTCGGTGCTGTAGGCCATGTGCCAGCGCCAGTCAGCTTCGGTGGGCTGGAGGGCTAGTCGGCCTTTGGCTTCTTGAGCCGCTTGTGTGCCGCCTCCACTGTGGCGCGAAGCCATTTGTTTCCGCCAAGCTCGTGGAACATGGCCCACTGCTCCTGCGTCATGCCCACGCTCTTGGAGATTGCTTTCTGCTCGGGCGGAATGGGGTTGCGCCCCTGGCCTCGGTCGCTCGGTGGGCGCTTGATCTGATCTGGCTCGGCATTGCTCATGGTCTGGCTGCTCTTTCGGTGCGCTCGTCGTCATTCTCTGCTGCTTGTCCCTGCATTGTCCCTTGGGACAGTCATTCGATGTCCCTTGGGACAGTTGGCCATTGTCATGGAGACATCAGGCGGTCGAACGGTTCCCTGCGTCGGCAAGCGAAGCAATGATGATGCGGCCCTCAGTAGCTGCCAGCAAGCCAGTGGATGGATGCGCGTCCATGAACGCATTGGCATCCCTCGTGCCCTGCTCGCCCTCGGCATACTCGGCCACGATGGCGAAATCCCGCCCGAAGTGCCGATACCAGCGCGGTTCGTAGTGAATGCCAGGCAGGCCGTAGAGCCGGGCCATGTGCAGCGGATCACGTCCTTCGCGACCTGGCTCGCTGATCCAATCCGCGCAGGCCCGGCAGATGCCGTAGCCGTCATCGCGGTTCCAATGCTGCTGCCAGCGGCCGGCGCCTGCGCCGCATACACAGCAAGTCATGTTGCGGGTGGTGGGGGTGCTTTCCATGGTCAACCTCGCGTCAGGGCGTCGAGGGCCACACGGTGCGCGCGCGGGTCGTTTGGGTTTGCCTGCAGCTCGCCCAGGGCTGTCTTCAGCTTGTCGCGCTCGGCCCAAGTCTCCATGAGCAGTTGAAACACGGGCGTCAAGTCGTCAGCAGCCTTCACCAGCGCATCGGTAGGGATGCCATCGCATGCGTTCCAGCACGCCGCGAGCCGGCGCACGTTCTCGCGCTGGGTAGGAACGTGCTGCTCTCCGTTGTGGAGAATTCCGAACAGCCAACGGCCCTCGCAATCAAGGGTGTAGGAGTTGGAGGCAAAGCCATCCTCCCTGGTGGTCAACCGCCCCTGCGTGTGGTCGGCCAGAGCGACGGGCGCAGCCCGCTGCGGTTCCACGTCCGGCGCGGCATGCAGGAGAACGGCGGCTTCCCCCAGCCCCGTGCCGGACACGCTGGCGTCCCCGATGCTGTGGCGATAGCACGCGGTGGCAGCGCTCCAGGCGCGCGAAGCAATCCGTGCAAGGCGGTCGCTGGCCAGGGAAAGGTGTGCGCCGTTGAAGCCACTGCCCTCGGCCATGGCCGCGATGCTGGTAGCGAGCTGCTTGTTGGTGGTGGATGTCATGGGGATCTTTCAGGCGAGGGCGAGAGGTTCAATGGAGGCCGGGGCGCGCGTAGCGATCCAGCAGAAGTTTTCGGCGGCCAGCAGCGCGAGCACTGCGGCCTTGTCCCAGTTGGTCATGGCCGCAGGCTCCTTACAGCACGTTGCTGATGTCGTCGGCGAAGCGGTTGGCGCCTGCCAACACTTCTTCCAGGCTGACGTGGTAGTCGCACATCACATCCCAACCGTCATTGCCATACACAAGGTAGATGCTCCCGAAGAGCTGGCGGCGGTCGGAGCCCTCGGCAGGCACGCGGCGCACGACGAGTCGCTCCTCATCACAGGCGCACACTTCATCCATGATGGCGTTCACGTCGCGGGAGTGTGCGAGCGGGATGTCTTCCCCGTCATCTACGCTGATGGTGTAGGCAGGGCCTTCCTCGCACACCACGGACAGGATGTCCGTGACGGCGCGACGGATCACAGCGCGCTCAACCAAGATGCGCAGGCGGATGGAGAAGTCCTTGATACGGCTGCTGGCGAAATAGCGCGAGTCGTCGGCGACTTCGTACACCTCGCGGGTTGCCTGGCTGCGCAGGGATTCCACCACATTCCGTGCATCGGCCAGCGCTGCGGCCTCTACCTCCCCCCGCACCAGGGCCACTGCAGCGGCGATTTCCGCGCGCGCTGGACGGTCCTCGGTTGCAGGCCATGAATTTTCCAGCTCGATGGCGATTTCGCCGTCGCTGTCTTCGGCCAGCAGGGTGCGCAGGGCGTCGAGCGAAGCGGCGCGCATGAACTGGGAGACACGTTCGTAGGTGGTGGTCAGGGCTTGGTTCATTCAATCTCTCCTTGGGTTGGTGTGATTGAATTATCAGTGGTTTTATTCAAAACAGTCAACTGATTTTTCCAACTGTTTTTTCAAATCGCCAAAGCTCTTGTAGTACGGGTTGCGCCGAAACTCCGGGTGCTCCTTGCAGATGGCCTCGTAGACCCCCGCATGGATGTAGTAAGGGGGCCCGATGTACTGCTCTGAAAATCCCAGGGCGATTGCCTTCAACACTCCCTGCAGCGTGCACTGGGGTCGAGGCGCGCGCTGTTTCTCTTGGGCAAGCACGAGGCCATGAGGAAGGTGGCCCGCAATAGAGAATGGCCCGCCCCCATACTGGGGGCGGGGCAGATCACGCATGCTTGGCCCCTTTGCCATTGGCCCGCCGCTCTCGGTCACGCTGGATCTTCTCTACGCGGCCAAGGCGAGCATCCATGGTGCTTGCGAGGTGGTTGCCTGCAATGCCGATCAACTTCACCAGCGCGCCGGCAGACAGATCCGCCAAAGTGCGGTCCTCTTGTGGAGAGAGGTTCAGGATCTGGTCGCCAACCTCGTACTTCACGATCCCGCCGGGCAGGATCGTGCGGCTCATGGGCCGGGTTTCGTGGAACTTTTCAGCGGGCGCGTACTTCCCGCGCTCCAGGCGCACCAACGTCCCTTCGATGTTGATAAGCACGCGGATGCGTTCATCAACGATGTGCATGGGCAGGCCCGTCGCGATCTGCAGCGCTTCGCGCGTCACTTCCTGTTCCTGGGCAGCCAACTCGCGGGCCGCGTCGAGCACCATTTGGCTGCTGGTAATTTCACTGTTGTGCTTCGTCATACGGGCGAGTCCTTCAAGATTGCGATTGCTGCTGGAATGGGGAGTTTTCTGGGCCACATGCCCATGAGATAGACGCGGCGCTGGGTGTCTGCAGCCCACACCGGCTCAAGCGCGCGCCGGACGTCCTTCGAATACAGCGCGCCCTGGTCGAGCTGCAGATGGCACCCGCGCACGCCTGGGCGGTCGCAGCAGGCTGGGAACAGGGTCATGTCGCAAGCCTTGCGCGAGGTTCCCTTGCCTTTGCTGCCGTGCGCGGCTTGGCTGTAGCCTGGCACGCCGCAGATGATGCAAGGCAGACTTGCCACGGCACGCTGGTAAGCCACGCTGCGCACCGCGTTGTCTTTGGCAATGGCGGCGGCGCCATCTACGATGGGCTGCGGTTGCCGAAAAGCGGAAGGATCTGGCAGCGAAGGCATCTGGTAGACGCGCTCCTCACGAGGCTCTTTCGCCCAGGCAGGCACTTTGCGTTTGAAGGGTTTGCGCTTGAGCCTGCTCATGCCTGGGCGCTCCGCTGGCGCGCGAGTGCTGCAGCTGCCTGCTCCATGAGGCGGCGGGCCTCAAGCGCGCCCTCACTGATGTGGTCTGGCTTGGCTGCGCGAATCCGCACGTTCGGAGTGGTGTCGCCATGCAAAAGCCGCTCAAGCTCGGCAGGCTGCAGGAATCGGCCGTTCGGCACCGTGGAATTGTGTTTGCGCCGGTACTTGCTCATCGCATGGTCCTGTCTTGGCTACGGTTGTTCGCGTTCTGGCTGCGCCACACTTCCACGCGGAGCTGGGAGCCGGTCAGACGCCAGCGCAAGGCTTCCTCGAAGCGAACCGCCTCGCGAATGCCCTCCAGCAACTCCAGATACTCGGGGTGCGAGTAGGCGTAGGCCTCCTTGGCGGCCCATGCCTTTTCTGTGCACTGGTTCATCAGCAGGGCCTTCTTGGACTTGCGGAATTCCTCCAGATACACACGCTGAGCTTTGGCCTGGGCAAAGCTCTTGGAGTTCAGGATCATGAAATCGACCGCCTTGTTGGGGTCGGTCACGCTGCCCTGGTCTTGGGTGTCGGTGTCGTGGCTCATGCGAACAGCCCCCGCACCAGAGCGGCCAACGCCACCAGCCAGGACAAGCCAGCCAAGACAAGGCACAGCATGCGCAGATGCGCGTCTTCGCAGAGGTCGAGGAAGTAGTGCGCGGCGGCGAATGCCGCGCCAACGATCAGCGCCAGCAGAAAGGGATCACTCATACGGCCCTCCGATATTTCCAAGCAACCATGGCGCCATCGCGCTCATGCTGGTTCGACTTGCCGGCCCAGCCGGTCACGCCCTGAAACTGTTTTGCATCGAGCTTGGCGCCCTTGCCCTCGGGGCTGATGCCGTGGCAAGTGATGCCGCGCTCTGCACAAACATTCGTGATGACGCGGCACCAGCCGTCGATCTGGCCCACGTTGCGCGCCACCTTCAACTGCTCGGGGTGGCTCAATACCCGTTTGCCAGGCTTGTGAGCGCTGAAGATGTGGGACTGCAGGCGCGAGTCCTCGAAAATCACGCGATTGATGCCGCCTGCAAACCGCTGGAACACGATGAAGTCCGCGATGTCCCAGGGGTCCAGCGTCAACAGCGCATCGAGCGCACCATTGCGATACAGCGCCACGCCGGTCTGCTGGCCAGGGTCGATGCCGAGCACTGCCCCCTTCATGGCTTCGCCCCTTCCTGCAGCGGCTCCAGCGCCCATTCCGCCTCCTTGGCGCTCGCGCGTATTTCGGCTTCGCTCAGTCCTTGCGCCAGCGCCTGGGCGAGCGCGAGCCGGCAGCGCTTGCGCGTCTCGTCGTCAGACAGCCGCAGCGTGCGTTGCAAATACTGAATCCGGCGCGAGGCACAGAACCTGCAACCCTCGGCGAAAAAACGAAAGCTGGCAGGCGTGGGGCGCGCGTCATTGCATGTGGTGCACATCAGCGCGCCCCCAATCCGGCAAACGGGTTGGAATAGTCGCGGTAGGTCTGGTGCCGGCGCGCCGCACTCACCACGGACTTTCCCCGGCCCAGCTCCTTGGCGAGCTGCCCTCCGGTCTTGTCGCTCGTGCGAACAAGGTGCACCTCTTCGGGCGTGAGCACGCCGCGCTGCGGCCGAAGCGCCTGCGATACCTTGCGCCCATGCACTGCACCACCAAACCCGTTCGCAGCGAACGCCGCCCGCATGGCTTCGCTCCGCGTGGCCTGCTTGTGATGGCCATGGTGGCAGCAGCCCGGCGTCTCGCAGGTACGCATCAGGGTGTGGCCTGGCTTCAGTTCCTTGCCGTGCACCACCTGCCACAGCACCATGTCCACTCTGGCGACGTTGTCACCATGGCGCACCAGGGCGTGCCCCTGCGGGTTGTGGGCGCCCTCCCAGGTCAGGCAGTCGCCGCCCACATCCTTGCAGCGCAGCAGAATCTCTCGGCCCGTATCTTCTGCGGGGCGCTGATAGTCCGACAAGACGTAGCGCCAGGCATCGCCCAGCACGTCGTACTTCACAAGGCCACGCTCACGGAGCAGGCCCACTCGGCGGCGCACCGCGAACCGGCCCCAGCCAACCATTTCCGCCAGCACTTCGAGCTTGATGGGCTGGTGCTTCGCAATGAGGCTCAGCAGTCGGTCGTTGCGCAGGTAGGGCTTCTTGCCGCTCAAGGCGACCTTGCGCGATGACAGCACCCACTTGCGGATACCGTCATAGGTCACGCGCTTGATCTTCCCATCGCGCTTCATTCGCGCCAGCAGCAGGCGCAGCGGCTCGTACGCACCACCCGACTGCTGCTGCAGCCCCCGCGTCGCGAAGTCGCCTGCAGCGACGGCGCGCAGCACGTCCGCTTCTGACCACACGCACTTGGCAATCACGGTGTCAGCTGCAATCCAGTGCGAGTCCGCGCTACCTCCGTGCTTCGCCCTCTTGGCTTGCACGCTCAATTGCATGGCCGCCAGCACAGTGAGCAGCCGCTCGCGATCCCAGCCAGTGCGCTCGCATAGTTCGCTCTCGCGCAGGGCATCGCCGCCGAGGATGCTCAGCACCCGTGCCGTGTCTTCTTTCATGGTCATCCTTGCCTTTCAGCCGGCGCGGCCAGGCGCGCGGCATTCGAATGGGGCAGCAGCTCTCCGCGCGCTTGGCGCGCAGCGAGCAGTGCCGTGATTTCTGTGGTGATGGCGGTCTTGCCGCCTGAGCTGCCCAGGCGCATGACCTGGCGGGCTTTCTCGATGTCGCCCACCACGACCGGCTTGGGTGGTGGCAGGCCGAAGCGGGCGTACTGCGCTGCGCCATCGGCAGCGCCAGCCAGCTTGCGGGGGTAGTCGAAGGAAGGCAGGCGCGTGTATGCGCGATGCGCTTCGCAGAATTTGTGCTGGATGTAGCTGACCTCTTTCAGGTCGGCGCGGCACAGCTTCACCCAGCCGCCCAGGTCTTCAATGACGGCGTGGATGGCTGGATCGTCAAACACTACATCCTGGTAGGCGCCCACGGCACTCATTGCATCGTGAACCTTTCCCCATGCCACCAGGGCGCGATCCGTGGCCGTGCCGACCAGCATGCGCGCCATGTCGGCCACCTTGGGCGCGTATTGCCCATGCTCGGCATCGGTCATGTGTCGCTGCATGGCCTGCTGGATGTGTTCCAGCTCAAACGGCTTGCATGCGTTCCACCAAACGTCCAGCAGGAACTTGCTCGTGTCCTGGCGGTAGTACGCCATCACGTCCTTGATGAGCTGGCCGAAGTCCCGGCGTTCAGCGTCCTGCATGGTCTGCACCTCCTGCCGCCCAGTCGTCCACAACGGCCTGGCCGCGCCGCTCCAGCGCCTCCTGCCGGTTGAGTCGTTCACCCTTCAAGCGCATACACGTCGCCTTGAGGTATTCCCGCGCGTCGGCGGGCTGCGTGCTGACGGCGGCCGATACCGCGTCTTTGACGATGGGAAAGCCGTAGTCGTTGACCAACTTGCCCATGAACGTGCGGCATTGCGCGGCAGGGCACCCGCCGTGCTCCAGCACCGACACAGCGGCCTTCCAAACATCGGATTTCGCCTGGTCCTCGGGCGAAAGAAGCTTTCGCGGTGCTGGCGCCGGGGGCACTACAGGCGTCCTCGGTGACGCCGGCACGGTGGGCGTGGACTTGGCTATATCCAAGTCAAGGTCTCCCTGTCCCTGTCCCTGTCCCTGTCCCTGTCCCTGTCCCTGTCCCTCTCCCTGTCCCTTGGACCCCATGTCCTCGGGGACATCCGATGGACGGCCCGGCATGTCCTCGGGGACAAAGAGGGGTTGACCGGTGGGGCGGCCCGCTAGCATCCACTGGTCCAACGACATTCGAGGCACGTTCGCGCCTGGATGGCGGTCGTTGTGCTTTTTGATGCGGCCCATTTCCGTGCGCCAGCGCTGCTCAAGCTTCGCCTTCCAGGCGGCCACAGCCTTCTCAGCGATGACTTCGTGGTAATAGCGGTCATCAGCACACAGCCTCCAGCCGCGCATCGCGCCAGGGCGCACGGAAGCCCAGGCATCGGACACCTTGCCCAAGTGCGTGTATCCCGCTTGCTTGGCAATCCAACCATCGTTGTTGGGCAGCGAGCCTGCTGGAACCTGATGCCAGGAGGCGGCCCAAAGCAACACTGCAGCTCGGAAGGATTCGGGAGACTCGTCCGATGCCAGCTCGCTGTCTCTCAGCCGGGCTACATCGAGCGGCATGAAAGCGAAGTCCTGCAGGTTGCAGTCTTCTGGTGTAAGCGGTGGCGGTAACTGGTTCACACCGTCTCCGCAGCCAGGGCCTCGGTGTATGCCTTGGTGAATGCAGCGCTTTCCTTCGAGCCTGGCTCGAAGTAGTTGGCCTCGCCCAGGGGGATGCATTGCTCTGCTGCGGCGCGCGCCACGGCACTCAGCTCGGCGTCGGTCAGAGGTCGAATCTGCCCCGCCATCACGCCACCTTCCTGCGTTTGCGCAGAGAGGTCTTCGCCTTCAAGCTCGGATAGAACTTGCGGACCGTTTCGATACCGGGATTGGGGGTGTAGCCGGACCGAATCTTGACCAGTGTTGCGAACGGGACGCTGGTTTCGTCGGCCAGCTCGTGAAGCGCGGGCACGCCGAGGGGCGCCAGTCGTTCACGGACTTCTTGGATGGAGGGAATGGTGTTTGGCATCGCCCAAGTATGCCATATTTGGAACGATTGGCGCACAAGACACACCCAAATGTGGCATGACTATGCAGTAGCTATCTACTGTATGATTCCAGATATGGATTCACAAGACAGCAAGCAACACCTGTGGCGCTCCTTGGAGGTGCTGATGGAGCACCACTACGGCGCAGTCAACATCAACCGACTTTCTAGAGAGTCGGGTGTGGGTCTTGGAACGGTCGCAAGATTGAAGTCGAGCGACTCCAGCATTGCTCTGGACAAGCTGGACAAGCTCGCCGCCGTATTCGGCGTCGAGCCATGGCAGTTGCTCAAGCCGGGCTACAGCCCGACCGAATCAGCAGGTGCGTTCAGCCCGCTTGCTGCGGACATTGCAAAGGCGCTTGATGCCGTCCACGATCCTGCAGCTCAGCAACGAGCGTACGCGCTTGCGCTTCAAGTGATCGGGCTCGCCAACTCTCCTGTGCCTGCATCGCAATCGAACGGGCATGCACCCATTCCGTCGCCGACGCCTCATCAGTAAATACGCCCATCACGGCGCCGCTCTCTGCGAGCGCGCGCGAAAACTTGTGCGCTGAACTAACACAGTTCGCGCCAACAACCATCGCACCAGGCAGCGATGCGCCTACCCCGAGCGAGCGCCGGAACACGCTGTACCGCTCTGTCTCTGTAAGTCCCGCTGAGCAAAGCCCCGTGTCGGGCGCGTGATCGTTCAATCGGATCACCCAGGCCCGGACGCCCCCCAGCCCTCTGGCCGTCCCCAGGCACCAAAAGGAGGCCAGAGCGCTGCACATTACGCGCAGCGTCAGCTCCCCTGAAAAGCCAAACGTAGCCACCCCTCCCCCATGGCTCACGTCCATGGTCGCTTGTCCGAAATCCAGAAACATTCAATCTTTCCGTTGCTTTTTGTGACAGTCCTCTACTGTGATTGTGCACAGGTTTAGGGAAACCACCAGCATCTGCAGTTATGCGAAATCTTTCCATATTTGGCACAAAGCATTGCCCCAGCCATTCCAAATATGGCATACTTCATTCCATCGCTGGAACGGAAACGGTTTGGCGATGGGGCCAGGTCATCGCACGCAGCCCCAGACGGCTCCTTAAAAACCTCACTGGATATCCCAGGTGCACGCCCCGTGCGTGCGCCCTGCTCCACCCCCACGCCGGCAGAAAGGAAGCGCGTGAAATCGACCCTCCCTGGTGGAGCGCTCCGCGTGGTGCGCTGCGAAGCCACAGGGTCTATCCGCATCGGCAAGCGCAAAGCGAACCTGGGCGGCGCCCATCAGCAATGGCGAGGTAACTGCTGACAGGCCCTGGAGACAGGGCCATCACATCGGCCTACTGCTGGGCCAAGGCTCACGCTTCGCGCGGGACATCCAGCAGCGGGGCGATGTGATGGCGAGGCCATCCGTGGAAGGGTTGCGCACTGCACCACGGAAATCAATGCCAGTAAGGGACCAGCGTTTGGTATGTCCCAAGGCAAGGACCGTACCTTGCGAGCGGCTTCGGCTGCTGAAAACTCTAAAGAGATTCGTTCGCCCAACTTCCTGATGAGCCGATGGGGCATGCGGCGAAACGGGCTTACGGGCCCGTAGAAGTGAGCCAGACCGTGTCGAGCAGGGCAATCTACTGTCTGGCAAATCGAAATCTGCGATCCCCCGCGGGGCCCTGTCGAAGCGATGGGAGGCGCAGAAAGAGCCGGCGGTGAGCTGGCGCGCAGGGAGGATGCCCCTGCCAGTTTTCGGGGCGGCAAACTGCGGTTGCAGTGCGCATGGCGGGGGCCGGGACTCCCTCGATAGCAGTTACCCACATCCATGCGACAGCGTTTCCAGGGGCCGACCTCTCCTTGGCCTGCCGCCCCACCTCACCCCACCAACGACAGCACCAGCGCATGCCCTGCGAGCCAGCGGCATGCGCGGGGTTTGTCGCCGCCTACCCCAGCGGCATCGTTCAAGGAACACCATGAAATTCACCCTGATTGCCACAGCGCTCGCAGTGGCAGCGCTGGCTGCTTGCGGCAGCAAGGAAGTGCCAGCCGACCGTCTGGAAGAGGCCCGCCAAACAGCCAAGGCGAATGCAGAGTTCAACGCCGCGCTCTACAAGGCGCAGAACCCGCGTTTCACCTCGGAATTCGCCATCGTCAGCCGCAGCGACGACACGCAGGCACCAGCATGCCCCCAAGGCGATGGATGGGCCGAGCTGTCCATCATGAAGGTCGAGGGCAAGCAAGTCGACAAGACGGTGCTGATGTGCTCCACGTTCTCCCAGAGCGTGGGCTGCTACCGCAAGGAAGACTTCGAGAAGAACACCAACCTCGCGAAGCAAAACGGCAGCTGCAGTACCCAAGTGCCCTACCCCATTCCAAAGATCGCCAAGTAGCCCATGGTGCTCATCACGTCGCTGATTGGCGCCGGCCTGCTGGCATGGACTGCCGTCACCTGCTACGTGGCCTTTCGCATTGGCCGCTGGGCCGAGCGACGCTCGCACCCATGACATCGCCGATTCCAGCCCCGCGAGCGGGGCTGTTGTGGGCGATGTCCCAACCCTTTCCAACCGCGCGCCCACCCTTCCATCCCTCCCTCCCTTTGGGCGCACCAGCGGCTTTTTATTCCCCCCCCCGCTTGCAGCGGGTTTTTTTTCGCCCGGAGGATCTGTGAACGCCATCAATCCGACCATTGCCGCATCCCTCAAGGGGGTCGTGCCCGAAACGTTGCTCTACAGCGAGGAAGAGTTGCTTGCTGCGGATGTGCTCCGCATGCAGGGCGCAGAGGCCCGCCAAAGAGCCGCATTCCACCGCGCTCTGCAGGATCAGCAGCAGCACCTTCAGATGGCGGGCCAACTGCGATGAACCGCCCCGTCATCAAATACTGCATCGCCGCCCTGGTGGCTATCGCCATGTCTTCGAGCTATCTGCTCGATGGCAGTCCAAGCGAATTGCAAGCGGCCAAAGACACCGCCGCCTCGATGCGCGACGCACTGGCACAGCACCAGGCCGAGCGACCCGACCTGTGGACTCCTGAGCGGCGCAGTCGCGCCGATGCCGCAGCCGGAATCATTGCCCGCACCACCAGGCCATGAGACGCGCCCGCAGGCTCCAGCGCGCTGCATTGCGCTGCATCCAACTTTTTTCCATCTCCATGGCCACCGCAGCCGCCACAGGTCTGTGCGCCGGCCTTATCCAACCACTCTTCATGCCATGAGCCAACAAACCATTGAGGCACAGCCGCAAGCTGGCGCCGTCGAAACTACCAACTCAAAAACCGCCCTCGCGGCACTGCGCAAAACAGCGCTCGCCGAGCTGAGCGTGGTGGACGCCGGCCTTGCCGCACTGCGCCGCAAGTACCGCAACAAGCTCTTTGCGGTAGGGACCGCAGAGGGTATGGCCGCAGCTCGCAAGGCGCGCATGGACCTTCGCGAGCGCCGCTACAAGGTCCCCAAAATCGTTGACGAGCAAAAGGCTGCGATCAGGCAAGTTGCGACCGATGTCGGAACCGAGGGCGAACGCATCGTGGCCGCACTGCTGGAATTGGAATCACCAATTCATGAGCAGATCAAAGCGGAAGAAGACCGCAGGGCAGAAGCCAAACAGGCCAAGGAGCGCGAAGAGCGCGAAGCAATGGCTCGCATCGATGCGGTGGTAGATGCCATCATCGCCAAGCCCACCGAGGTGGTCGGACTCGGATCGGACGTGATCGGCACTGCGCTCACCGAAGTGGAAGCTATCGAGGTCACACTGGAGACCTTTGGCGATCACGCCGGTCGAGTGGAGGCCGTCAAGAATTCCACCATCGAGCGGCTGGAGACCATGCATGCCGCAGCGCTGGCGCATGAGCAGGAGGCCAAGGCCCAGGCTCAAGCACGCGCCAAGCTCGCCGCCGAGCGCGAACAGATGGAGCGCGAACAGCGCGAGCACAACGAGCGCATGGCCGCCCAGCGTGCCGAGCTGGATCGGCTCACGCTCGAAACCCAAGCCCAGGCCCAGGCCATCGAGCGCCAGGCCGTCGCGCAACGCGAGCAGGCAGAACGGATCGAACGGGAGCGATTGCAGCGCATCACGGACGTGAGCAACCGCATAAGCGACATCACTGCACTGCCAGCGACACACGCCGCCAGCACCGCACTACAGCTCGAATCAGCGATCCGCACGTTGAACGACACGCTGCTGACGGCCGCGTACTTCGATGACCGTGTGCCCGAAGCCGAGCAGGCCAAACACACCGCCCTTGAGGAGCTGCGCCAGCTCCACAGGGATGTCGCGCAACGAGAGGCCGACGCCGCAATCGCCGAAGCCTGCGAACGCGAAGAAGCCGCCATCGCCGAGGCGCGCCGCCTGGCGGACGACGCGAAACGCGCGAACGCGAACCAGCTCTACGACGCACTCGCGAACCTACTGACCTGCGCCGAGCTGCGCGGGGATGTCTGTGTCCAAACCGCCTTGCTGATGGAGTCGGCCAGGCACGCCATCGAGAAATCAACCCCCGCGCAAGCGGCTCAAGCCCAATGACCCTACTCACACCTGCCGCGCCACTCGCCGGCCCGTTTGCCAATGCCCTGGCCGCCATGAATGCCAACATGACCATGGCCGAAATCAAGGAGCTGCAGCAAGAGCAGCGCGATTGGGAAGCCGGCGAAAGGCACAAACTGTTTTTGGCCGCCATGGTGGCCCTGAAGTTGAACCCTCCCAGCATCCTCAAGGACAAGACCGCGTTCACGCCAGATGGTCAGGGCGGGTTTGAGTCCTACGACTACGCCACCATCGGCAACGTCTGCGAGCAGGTCATTCAGTCCGCCGCACAGCATGGCCTCACGCACAACTGGGTGCCTGGCCGCAGCCCGGAGGGCGACATTGTTGTGACATGCGAAGTCGCCCATGTGGGGGGGCATGTGCAGCGGACCATGCTCGATGCGCCGCGCGAGGAATCGCCAGGACTCACCGTAGCGCAGGCCGAGCAATCCGTGCGCACGTTTCTGGAACGCTACACCCTGCTGCTGGGATTTGGCTTCGCGGCCAAGGACAGGCCTGACGACGACGGTCGCGGCGGCGCCGCGATGCCCTCGCCTGCAGCGCAGAGCGCCACGGAGGGGTGGGTGGTCTATGTCAACAGCGCGGACAGTATCGAGACACTCGAATCCATACGCAAAGAGGCGTCTGCGGCCTTTCACGCGGCGGGTGATGCTGGCGCATGGAGCACCGTGAAGCGCGCGCTCGATGCGCGCCAGGACGCACTGGAAGGCGGCGCGTGAAGAGCACGCGCTACACCATCAGCACCCACAAGCAAGGCACACGCGAATGGCTGAAAGACCGCCTGGGCTGCGTGACCGGCGCCGATGTGGCCGCGCTCTATACCCCCGGCAGAGCCAAGGGCACCGACTCCGAAGCGCGCACTGGCTACATGCGCCAGCTCGTGCTGGAACGCCTGGACGTGCCCACCGATAGCGGCTCCTTTCTCTCGCGCGATATGGCTTGGGGCATCGCCACCGAACCTCTGGCGCGCCTGGCACTGGAGGCCACCACCGGATACAGGGTGCGCGAAGCCGGCTTCTGCCGGCTCAGGCGATACGCCGCAGGCTGCAGCGTGGACTCGTTCATCTTCGGCGACGAGGTGGACACCAAGCGGCTGGGCATCAGCGAAATCAAGTGCCCCAAGAGCAAGACGCACCTGGCCTATCTCGAAGCCCGTGGCGTCCCTGAAATCTATGTGCCGCAGATCACCCACAACCTGTGGGTGACGGGCGCGCAGTTCTGCAAATTCATTTCCTACGACCCCCGTTTCCCGCCAGCGATGCGGATGTTGCTGGTGCACGTTGAGCGCGACGAGGCGGCAATCAAGGCCCATGAGGCCTTGGTGCTGCAGTTCCTCATGGAGACGGATGCCCTTGAACGCAAGTTGCGGCTCAACGCCGCGTGAAGGACTTCAATGTCATCGAACCGCCAATTGCTGGAGGCAGGAACCGCCAAGCGCGCCGACCTCGTAAAAATCTGGATCAATGAACTCCACGTCGAACCCGGCTTCAATCCCCCGGAAACCCCCGAGGAGTTTGACGCTCGCGTGGAGGACATCGTGGCGCACCTCGCGAACGGCGGCAGCGTTCCGCCACTCGAAGTACGTGATCGGGTAGAGGGCGGCAAGTTCATCGTTGACGGGCACGCCCGTCTTGAAGCGCATGTGCGTGCGGCCGATAGAGGCATCCCGATCCACGACCAGAAGGATGGGCGCGTTTACATCCTGACCATTCCTTTTGTGGGCAATGACGCGGACCGCAACATTCGCATCATCACATCCGCGAAGAAGCGCACGCTTTCGCCCGTGCAGACAGCCACGATCCTCAAGCGCCAGCGCGGGTACGGCTGGTCCTTGGAGGCCATCGCCAAGGAAATCAATCTCTCTTCAGAGCGCGTGCGCCAGCTTCTGGCACTCGGCGATGCCAACAGTGATGTACAGGCACTGGTGTTGTCGGGCGAGGTCACCGAAGCGGTTGCAACCGCTGCCGTGCGAAACCACGGCGACAACGCCGGCACCGTGCTTGCCGAACAGCTCGCCGAGGTGAAGGCCGCTGGCGGCAAGAAGCTGACCCCGGGGAAAGCCGGCCCCAAGAAGCCGAAGGCTTCCGACCTGGCGGCAGAGCGCGAAATGCTGGATTGGCTGATCGATCAACGCGCCATGGTTGCGCGGGGTAGCAAGCCGGACTTTGCTGCTGATGAGTCCACCTTGGGCTACTGGGTCTGGTGGCCTGCCGATGGCCGCACGCAACCCGGCTTGTTCAGAGACCCCCGCGAGGCCATCACCCAGGCCATGACCAAGGAGCCCGAGAATGTTTAAGAACCTCATCGTCTACCGCACAGGGCCCCTGCACACCGCCGACCTCGAAGGCGTGGAGCAGGCGCTGCAGAAGATGCTCTTCGCGGAGTGCGGCGCCACACAGGAGAAATCGGTTGGCTGGGTGCCCCCACGCGGCGAAGAACACGGCGCCTTGGTGGAGTCCATCGGGGGTCAGTGGGTGCTGCGCTTCAAGATCGAGGCGAAGGCCGTCCCTGGCGAAGTCCTCGCACGACGCGTCAAGGAAAAGGCCGATGCCATCGAGAAGTCCACAGGCCGCAAGCCAGGCAAAAAGGAGTCCAAGGAACTCAAGGAGGAAGCGAAGCTTGACCTCCTGCCTATGGCCTTCACGAAGCAATCCACCATGTGGGTGTGGATTGACCGTGAGCTAAGAACTCTGGTGCTCGATACGGGCACGCAGAGCCGGGCCGATGACGTGGTATCCCTACTGGTCGAGGCCCTGCCAGGCCTGACCGTCTCCCTCCTGCACACCAGCACCAGCCCCCAGGCGGCCATGTCGCACTGGCTGAGCACGCAGGAGCCGCCGCAGGGCTTCACGGTGGACCGCGAATGCGAGCTGAAAGCCTGCGACGAGGGCAAGGCGGTCGTGCGTTACGGACGCCACCCCCTCGACATCGAAGAGGTGAAGGCGCACATCGCGGCCGGCAAGCTGCCCACCAAGCTGGCGCTTACCTGGGATGACCGTGTCTCTTTCCTGCTGACTGAGGGTTTGCAGGTGAAGAAGGTCGAATTCCTCGACACCGTGTTTGAAGGCACGAAGGCCGATGACGGCAGTTTCGACACGGACGTGGCCATTGCAACGGGTGAGTTGCGCAAGCTGCTGCCCGACCTGATCGAGGCGCTGGGCGGCGAGCCCGAACCAGGCGCCCAGGCGCAGGCCGCCCCACCATCGGAATGACGCTACAGCCGTGGCGTTCCTGTTCCGATGCCCGGAGTGTCGGACCAGGCGCCGCGACTACGGGCTATTCACCCAGCACCTGGCCAACAGCGGGCACGCCCTGTGCCGCTGCGGCGGGTACCACTACAGCCACAGACCGGACTCTCCTTTCTGCCATCGCAACCCCTACAGCCCAGCCCTGGAGGCTTCGCGCGCCGGGGTTTGCGATCAGGAGGTGGAGGCCATTGCGTCACAGATCGCGCTGGACATCGCGATCACGCACCCAGGGCGAAAGCCAAGGCCCACGGACCCAGTGAAACGATCACCGGATTCCGCCCCGATCAACACAAGCCCGCCTTCGCTGCGGGCTTTTTCTTGAGTGCCCCATGCCACAGTCACAACCCAAGACCGCTCACGAGCTGAGCCCTCCCATGGCCCAGTGCCACGCCAGACTGCTCGCCGTGGCAAAGAACGGCACGCCCGAGGCCTTCTCGGCGACCCTTGCCGGCGTGCTTCACCGCGCCGAGCTGGCCATTGGTGGCGCCTACGACGCGGCGAATCAGGCAATCCGCAAGGAGCGATCCGCAACAACGGACGTAGCCGGCACCATAAAGGCGTTCCGCGAATACCTTGGCGTTCATCCCCACATCGCCATGGGCGGCCACCAGGCGGACACCACAGCGCACCAGCTCGCGATGATCGCGCTGGACCACCAGCCGTGGAACGCAAGCATGCCGCGATTCCCCACCGCTTTGCGCAAGATGTGGAGCGGCGGCGAGGTGCAGGATTGGATGGACAGCAATTTGCCGCCGCTCATCGGGGCCACCTACGCCAAGGGTTTCGCGGAAGGGATGGCCCAGCGCGGAGTTGCAGAACCCACCCCTGGGGCCAAGTAATGGGACAGCGCTTTGGCAGAAACCAGCGCCGCCGAGCACGCGAGGCACTCCACTCAGTGGCCTCACAGCTTCAATCGGTGCGAGAGCAACTCGCCCAGGCGCAGCACCAGCATCAAAGCCTGGCGCGCGCAAGCTCCGAAATGTCTGATGTCAATCAGCGCAATGAAGTATTGCTTGCCCAGGCCCGGTTGCTTCTTGGCAAGCACAGCATCGCATTTGACCCACGCCCACTCGCTGTGCCGCGCGTAGAACGGGACGGGAGCTTTCGCGTGAATACGCCCGATGGGCGGATGACCACCATGCATACCGTAGACATTCGCGCCGAACCAGACTGGCTAAAGGGAATGCTGCATGTGACAGCGATGGTCGGCGACCGGCGGGCCGGGTACGCCATTTCTGAAGGCGCCATGTTCCACGGTCCCAATGATCTGTTGGCGAAGCATATCGGCAAGCTGATTGCGGAGCGCCTCGTCATTGACCTGAAGCGATGGAGCCGCCGATGAATGATCCCATCATCTTCAACGGCATGCGCATCCAAGAGTCACGAATGGCCGTGCGCCAGAAGACCGTGGTTCATGTGCGACGCCACCCCATCAGCAAGCGCCGCAGACGGTGGCAGGTCGTGGTGGAGGTGGTGGAGACACCCTGCGCGTTCGTGATGGAGGGACTCATCCTCATGCACCCCCTGTTGCTTGCTGGACTGCGGGAGCAGTTGCGAGGGCGGGTTTCTCATGGATGACGCCAGTGAAGCCTGGCAGCTCGCCGACAAGGCCTATCAGCACCACCACGCCAGGTGCGGCGAATGCCGCGCCGCTGGCGCCAACCGGAGCGGAGCCCTCACGCGCTGCCACGCTGGGCTTGCGTTGTGGGAGGAATACCAGCAAGCCGGCGAGCCACCGCACTTCGCATGGCTCAAACCCATCAGGAGGCCCAATGCCCGACCCCAAACCCATCGACGCCCTTGAGAAAGTCAGGATGCTGATCGAAGCTTATGCCGACACGAAAGCACATTACGACTGGACGATGGGCGAGCATTCCAATGCAGGCCCAGCCAGCCAGAACGGCGCTGCACGGCGCTTGGAAACCGCAAGCGAAGCGTTGAGCATCGAGCTGGAAAACCTCGCCAGCGCACCTGGTGAGGTGGTTTCGTCGGTGATCGAGATTTGCAGCAGCCGCTGGGAGGCCTACGCCAACGACCCGGAAACCGGTTGGCGCGCGCCCATGCAGTTCGCCGCAGCAGAGATTGAGCGCATGGTGCTGACGCAATTTCGGGCCGGGGGGTGACCCCGTGAACCAATGCAACTCGCGCTCGACACAGAGGGCTGCGATGCCGGGCCGCTGTTCGCGCCCGAGCGCAAGACCCGACCGCCGAAGCGCCCCAAGGGCAAGGAAGGCATGGTGCACCGCGCGCAGACGCGCCGGGCCACGCCGGCCTGGGCGGACATGGCTGCGATCAAGGCGATCTATCGAGAAGCCCAGCAGCTCACCAGGCAGACCGGGGAGCTGCATGTGGTGGACCACATCGTCCCAAAGATCAGCCCCTACGTTTGCGGCCTGCACGTGCCCGCAAACCTGCGCGTCATCCACTGGCGCGAGAACAGTGCCAAGGCCAATCTTTGGTGGCCCGGCATGTGGAACGAACAAGGAGAACTTTTGTAATGTCTGATCGCAAACTGCACATCGCAACGCACCCCCTGACGGGCCGAATTCTTCAGGGCCGCGCGAGAAGCTCGAATGGCCGCATCCTCATGAGCCAAACCACCGATGTCACGGCGGACGTGCTCCTTGCTGTGATCCAAAAGGCCAAGCAGCACGGCGGCTCCTTCGACATCCATTCGTATGACGGCGACGGCTACACCCTGTCGGTCGTGGCGAAGGGCTCTGCGGCCCAGGCGGCGGCAGGGGCGCAGCCGTATCGCCCCGAAATGGCCCCGCTGTCCGATGAGCAGCTGAAAAAGCTCTCTGCCACGGGGCCTGTGCACTGTGAAAATGGAGTGGTCACGCGCGGCCCGGCTGTATACCGGGACGAACTGCAGGAACGCTTTGAGCGCGGATTCCGCACGGCAGAGAAGCACTACGGCATCAGCCGCCCCACCCCGACCACGCCAAAGGCGCAGGAGGGTGAGCAGCATGGCTAAAAGCCCTCTCGCCGGCAAGGCGTGGTTCTTCGCCCTAGGCCAGCGGCACGCCGCACTGGGCGTCACGCGCTATGCCGCGGTCAATCTCATGCGCAGATGGCCGGCGCATGCGCAGCGTGCATACGGCGATGGCCGAGCTGCTGCCCTGGGACTGCGCAAGCATGTCAGCGAGGCGGACGGCAGCTACTTCGCGGAGTGCTGCCGATGTGGGCGGGACTACGAACTGCCGTGCGATCTGCATGAATTCAATCCTGAATTCAGCTACTGCGGTGGAAGCCTGCACTGCATCCCCTGAGCCCTCATCACCCAACAATCAATCGACCGCCCTGCAGGGCGGTTTCTTTTTGGATAGACGACATGAAGACAGTCCGTATTTTCTTCGGCGGCACCGCCCGCGAAATCATTGACGCCAACGGCAAGACTTGGAAGTTCTCAACGCACGAAAGCGGAATTGTGCGCATCCACGAAGCTGGCGGTGACAGTGAACAAGACTGCCAGGCGTTCATGGCCGCCGCACGCCTCTGGGCCGCGCAGGGCTGCGTGGTGTCCGATACAGGCTTCTGCCAGTGGCGAGAAGAGGTAGCTGGCGAAGCACCTACCGGCGAAAAGGAGGCAGACCATGGCCAAAGCCACTGCTGAACAGAAGCCCGACATCATGCACCGCGAGAAGCAGGTGCTAGCCCAATTCGCGCCCGTTCACAGGACCACCTGGTGGCGCTGGGTCAAGGCAGGCTTGGCACCCAAACCGGTGCCTATTGGGCCTCATGCGGTGGCGTGGCGGGAGTCCGAGCTTGCCGCTTGGCAGAAGGGCGAGTGGAAGCCAGTGGCGGCAGCAGGAAGTTCGCCCAGTCCTGCATGAGCACCCGGCGCTTCTGCACCGCCGTCAGGCGGCGATAGGCCGCCTCGGTCTTGTTCTCGGGGACGTGCGCCAACGCGGCCTCAAGCAGATCGCGGTGGTACTCCGTGTAGTCGCCACCCCAATCGCGGAAGGTAGAACGGAAGCCGTGGGGCACAGCAGTCAGGCCCTGCCGGCGCATCACCTCCGTCATCGCCATGTCCGAAATGGGTTTGATCGGCTGGCCCTTCTTCGTGCGGTTGGTAGGGAAAAGAAATTCTGTGCCTGCCATATGGGGGATGGATCCCAAAAGCGTCACGGCCTGGTCGCTCAGCGGCACCGTGTGGTCCATGCCCGCCTTCATCCGCTCACCAGGCACCACCCAAACCTTCTTCTGCAGGTCGAACTCCGACCACCGCGCGAATCGAATTTCGACCGAACGTGCAGCGGTCAGGATCAGCAGGCGCAGCGCCAGCGCCGACACTCCATCCACCAGCTCCATCGCCTTCATGAAGGCCGGCGCATCATCAATCGGCAGGGCCTCATGGTGCCCTGGCTTGCTCACCTTCTCGGGCGCCGGCAGAACCTTGTCGAGCAGCCCCTTCCATCGCGCGGGATTGTCCCCCTCCCGCCATTCATGCACCGTTGCATAGTCGATCACCGCCTCAATGCGGCTGCGCAACCGCGTAGCGCTTTCGGTGATGGTTGACCAGATCGGCTGCAGCACCTGCACGACGTGCGTCAGCTTGATGTCCGCCACGTCCATGTCGCCCAGCAGCGGGTAGGCATAAGTGTCCAGCGAGTTTTGCCACTGCTGGAGGTGCTTCTTGTTTTTCCACTCCCCCTTTTTGGATTCGATCAGTTCGGCCGCAACGTCCCGGAACAGATGACGCGCCTTCGGCGGCGCGGCCGGCGCCAGCTTCGGTGGCGCAGGGTCGATGCCAGCCTTTACCGCGCGCCGCGCATCGCGTCCGGCGTCTCTGGCCTGGCTCAGCGACACGTCCTCGAAGTTCCCCAGGCCCACATCGCGCCGCCATTCCCCCACCACAATTCGCAGCAC